TATCCAGTGTAACCTGTAGTTCCAGTATACCCAGTGTATCCAGTGTATCCAGTATAACCAGTATAACCAGTGTAACCAATAGGACCAGTATAACCAATAGGACCAATGTAACCAGTGTAACCAGTGTAACCAGTGTAACCGGTATATCCAGTAGGTCCAATTATTGGATGAGCGGCCAATGTTGTATGAATATGACTAATTGTGGAATCTCTAAAATCTATCTGCATAGAACTTCCATCTCCAGGAAATACACCATACACTTCTACCAAAAATCGCTTAGTTGTATCTGGAAGAACTACATTAGGAATATATAAGCTATAAGGAATCACATTTGGAGTGCTAAATACTTGAACTGCGCTTAAATCTGTTCCGTCTGCTAAAATAGTTTTATTACTAACTCCGTCTGCATCAACATAATAAACTTTCATGTAGTATTTTACACTTGTATCATTTGAAGCAATTGTATATAGATTTGACTGCCATAGACCTCCAACAATTTCTATACTTGTTGTTGTTCCAGCTCCTGTTAAAAATGAACCCATTAAAAATGCATTATCGGGAACAGAAACTGCTCCGGATGTTACAGTTGTTTGAGTTCCACCTGTAGGATATTCACTTAATGTTCCCACATTAGTAGGTGCACTAGCATTATCCGAATCAAGATATAAAATTAATCCAGTGGAGATTCCTGGTATTCCAGGGTATCCAGTAGGGCCAGTAGGGCCTGTAGTTCCAGTATATCCAGTATAACCAAATGGCCCAGTAGGGCCAATATTTTTATAATTGTAACCAAGATTGCACACGTTTCCTCCAGGCGTGTATCTTAGTAGCGACATATTGATTAAAGCTTAGAAATTCCACCCATGATATCTGTTGAGTTAACAGGTGCTGAAACTTTAAAAGCTGCCGTGGGTATTGTTATATGTTGAGAATTTGGATTCGCATTTATAATTTCGGCGCCTCCTCGTCTTTTTCGTCTCAAAGTTCGGCGACGATGTATTCTTTGCTTACGTGTTTTTTTCGATGGCATTTCTTTACTCTAGATAAAGAGAAGAATGGAATATATATGGATAGGACTTGCAATTCTTGCATTGGTTGTTGTACTTTTCTATGCTCCGACTCGTGAAAAAATGACTAACAAGGTTCTGTTAGAAACTTTAAATAAGTTTGGTAAAACAGGAACAAAGCCAAAAGCGATAGACCCGAATGAACAACCTATTTATGGTCCTAAAATACCAAAAACAGAAGAACCAGTACCTGCTCCTTCATCAAGTAATTCTGATGATGGAATAAATGTATACCCAGATATTTATGGTCCCGAAATAACACCAATACCCGGACAAAAGAAAGCTTCTAAAACGGGCAAAGAGGCTTCAGACCATGTAGAAGGAGAAGTACATGAATTTAACCCAGATTTTAAAAATGCGTTTCCATCTGATGAAAACGAACCTCAACCATTTTTAACAGACTTCTCTAAATTTAATCATTAGAGATGTTCGGACTTAAAAACTTCAGCGGAAGTTGTTGGGTAAACACGTGTTTGCAAGGAATTTTTAGAATTCCCGAAGTTCAAGAACGTTACAATAATGGTTCATTTGACAAAGATAATGTTATTGATGAATCATTATCAAAAATATGGAAATCCAAGGGAGAAGATGGCCTAAAAGATTTCTTTAGTGCAGTTCGTACATGTGTAATGCCTGCAGGCGATGGTATAGGAGATACTCATGAACTTAACGTGTATCTTTGCGATAAGATGCCGTTTCTAGATGAGCTTATGCGTTTTAAGATTGCGGATTCTGTAACATGCATAAATTGTGGAGATAAACAACTTAAAGAAGATAGTGTTGTAGAATTTTCTATCTCATCTGAAGAACGAAATAAACCAATGATTGATTGTATTACAGAAGCTGTAAAGGAACACATTTTGGAAGACTGGAACTGTGAAAAATGTAATAAAAAAGGCTGTAAAAAGCAACAGTTAATTGGGTCATTTCCTAAGGTAATGGTATTTCATGTTGTGTCAAACAATGGGTCAATTGATTATTCAAGTATTCTCGCGCTCAATAAACGCCAATATGCGCTCATTTCTGTAAGTTGTTTTAGTGGAGGACATTGGTGGGGGTATGGTAGAAATATTCCGCCTGGTAGTTCATGGTACACACTTAATGACCGTCAAGTGCAAGAGCATGGCCCCAAGCAGTTCCCTGTCTCTAATAAAATGAAAATACTGATTTATTATCGCCTAGAGAATTAAGATGTTGCCTGTTCCAACAATAATTTTAATATCTATATGCGGGCTGGCTCTGATGACCGTGATAGTTACAGTTTCGACCGGAAATATTATGGCGGCAATTGTAGTTTTACTTCTTGCTGGTGTATTAGCCTATGTTCTTTTTAAACTAGGTGTTTTTAAAATTTCTATAACAAATGGCAGTATTGACATTGGTTTTTACGAAAAAGCACCCGCGCCAGCATCAGCAGTCGCAATAACTCCTCACTCTCTTGAGCAGAGTGAAGTTTTTTATGTGAGTGGAAACGATTATACATATGATGATGCACCTGCAGTTTGTGCAGCATATGATTCTGAACTGGCAACCTATGACCAAGTAAATACCGCGTATGCTTCGGGAGCAGAGTGGTGTGGATACGGATGGTCACAAGGAGGTATGGCTTTATTTCCAACACAAGAAGCTACATGGCAGCTTTTACAGCAAGAATCAGACATAACTAAGAGAACTGGATGTGGAAGACCAGGTATCAATGGAGGATACTTCAATCCATCAAACAAATTTGGTGTGAACTGCTATGGCGTAAAACCCAAAAATAAAAATACAAAGTTTCCATTACCAGTTCCAGGTACAGATAGTAATACATTTGACAGACTCGTTGATAAGTATAAAGGTATGTTAAATAGAATGACAGTTTCTGCATTTAATCGTATGGGATGGTCTGAATGGAATACAAATACTCACGGAGTTCCAACATTAAAAGAAATTAAGAAGGATTTATAATGAACTACTCATTAGATACACCAGTTAATCGTAAACTTTACGAAATTACTGAAAAAGATGTACCGTTTACTCCTGCTTTCTCCCCACATCCATCTTCTGAACAAGACCAGGCACATCGTAATATGAACTGGCTTTATCACAAACCTCAAAAACTAGCATCTGCTTTTCTTAAGCCAGAGTCTGGAAGAGACAAGAAAAAGTAATTGTGAGATACAAAGATGATTGAAGTAGCACTTTTATTAGGGCTAGGTACAGTCGGCTATCTTCTTGCAAATGAATCAAAACCAGTAGAGCATTATTCAAACGGAGAAGCAGAGCCTCGTCTAACACATAAAATTCAAGATGAAATTGTGCATACTCAGGAGCACAAGGGTCATAGTAATGAAGTTCCTTACTTTGGAGCTAATGTAACACAAAGTATGTATTCCGGAGCTACTGACCAGATTTTAGACAACCACACGGGTGCCGGAAAGGAATATTTCCAGAAACGTGAAGTTATTTCTTTCTTTGATAGGAAGCCAGGAACTGGTCAGCCATTTGGAAACCAGGTAGAAACTGACTTTGAACAGTCGCGTATGGTGAGTGGTCAAAACATGAAGAATGTGTTTCCTATTGACCAAGTTCGTGTAGGACCAGGAGCAAATGATGGATATACAAATATTCCAAAGGGTGGTTTTCAGCAAGATCAACTTCGTAACTTTGCGCTACCTAAGACTACCGATGAAATCCGTGTAGCAACAAAGCCAAAGCTTTCATATGAACCACCCGTTGTACCTGGAGCACATTCAGTTACTCTTCCAGGAATTCAGGCAGATGTTAAGAAGAACAAGCCAGACCGATTTGTTCTCCTCGGAATGGACCGTGTAAATACAGCAGTGGGCGCACAAACTGCTCCGATGATTTATTCCGAACAGCCCTATAAGCCTCAGGCGCGTGAAACAACTGAACGGGAATATTTTGGCTCAGTTGGAGGTGCAATTGCAATTTTAGCTCCCTATGTTCGTGCATTCACTGAGCCTTACCAAGAGTTTATGAGACTCACTGCAGAAGGACGCCCAGGTCCAGCTGGCTCTAGTGGCAATGGTGTCTCAGTTGGTCCCGAAGGATACTCTGCACAGTCTAATCGTAATGAACAGGCAATTATTGATGCTGCTCGTTTCAATGCGGGGTCAAGTGTAGTCCCAACTCCTGGAACGGCCGAACATCTTGGGTCTTATCGCTTCAATGTTCCTCTCAAAGAGGATGCCCTTGTAGAACGAATCGACCCGTCTTATCTCAAGGCGTTCAATCAGAACCCGTATGCTCAGTCTCTCAATGCGTTTTAACAATATTTAGTAGCATTTAGTAATGGATGTTATTCGAGAACATCTTATGTATAAGAATTCACCATTAAATATTTGTATGGCAACTATAACCCCTCAAGAACAATACGAGGTAATACGTATTCTTCATGAGAGTAAAGCAGAAGTAACTGTATGTTCGCATAATGCTACGAATAAATATATCAATATTTTATTGAAAAAGATGAATATTACAGAGAAGAACTGCTCGACAGAACGTTTAGAGCATCCGCAGTTTCATCTCCAAACGCCATGTAATCTTTCTCATCAATAAAGTCTTTCATATTTGAATATTTTACAGCAACAATCTTACAAACATCTTTTAGTACGGTGGGACACTTATTTAAATTCGGGTGCGTAAGTGTCTTCATAAACTTCTGTCTAAGCTCTGTAGGAGTATTAGCAATATCTTTCCAAGATGTAACAGGTGTCTTAATAAAATCCACTACATTCCTCGCAAACTCTTCGTCCATTTTAAAACCATCCATAATTGCTGTAGTAAGTTTATCTCGCCTAGGTTCTTCAGGTTTGGCTTCTTCGGGTTTAGGTTCCTCTTTTTCAAGTTTAGGTTCTTCAGCATTTGGTTGCTCTTCCTCCTTGGTTTCCTCCGGTTTAGGTTCCTCCGCCGGTGCCTTTTTAACTTCTACTGGTTCTCCACCTCCTTTGATAGGATAAATCGTATTGCCTACAAATGCAGCACCTATTCCAGCTGCGCTCGATAATAGAACTGAAATCATGTATACTGTGGTTAAAGATGCCATTCAATCTTCTTATCAATCAGTAAGATGTTTCATTTAGTAAAAGATACGGCTTCTCAAATTGAGAATAATTTACTATGGGTTAAAAATGTTCGCGATTCCATGTTTTCATGGTGGTTTAATGTAATTTTACTAGTAGTGGTACTTTTTGCATTTGGGTACTTTTTGTATATGAGTCATGGAACTGGAACGCCTCCGGAGCTTCAAAAGGTTAAATTTGAACCAGTTACGTGGCATAATGCTGTAAGAAATGTTCCCATAACAGAGTATGGACAAATTCCTAAAGTTGAAAATGGAGATGGTGTATCGGGGTATTCCCGTAGAGCAGGTGCGCCAGCAATTTGAAGCAATGAAGCAACAACCCATTGAGGTTTTGCCTATACCAGTTGTAAAAGTTAGACGTAAGCTAAGAATTCCTAGCAGTGATAGTAAATGAGCTCACAATCTTATACAAATAAGATTCGCACATTAGCAGAAGCATCACTTACTAAAGCACAATATCCTGGAAATGTAGTATCTGAAAATAAGCTTTCAGTTACTATCAATTGCAATCCCAATTTTAATAGACTGACATACCCTTACATATGTCCATGCGTACCTAATAATCGAGGTACTAGATAAGAATGTTCTCAATACTTTGGTTGTTTGCGGGGTTTCTTACTGGACTACTTATTGCAGTTGTTTTTACACCACCTCTGCGAAATGTTCCACAACTACCAACTCCTTACAATATCAGCCCCATGCATACCGATGCAGGATGTGTTCGATTTAAAACAACAGAGGTCCCTTGTGTTAATGCAACCTCTCTTAATTTCATCGCATCTCAACACAAATGAATCCGATTTCTAAAGAGACACTACCATTACTTTCATTTATTGTTGGGCTTGGTATTGCGATTCTCTTGTTTCATAAACCATTTCAAAGTAAGTCTACGTTATCTTTACCAGTTCATGAAATTGAAGGTAAGGTAGTAAAGATAGATGGTAAATGTTTTGAGTATCATGCGGAGGATACGCAATGTGAAATCCTCTCTTCTAAATAAATGGCAGACGGAGCAACAGACTTAAGCGACCTTCTTGGTTCTGGCCCCGTTCAAAATCCTCAGCTTCCACAGTCGACAACCTTTTCTCCGATTGTGACAGGTGGTGTAGACCCGTTCATTTCTCCTATGAATACATCTCCCCAGAAGCCAGCAATGCAGATGACGAATCACACACATACTTTTAATACAATTCGATATGCGGTAAAAAATCTGATGGTATATTTCGGATTCTTTGCAGCAGCTATGATTATTTCACTCAGTACACCTCGTTCTCTCATTCTTCAATATATTCCTAATACATATACATCAGGAGGTGTTCCATCCTACATGGGTGCCGCAGTCCTTGCTGGTGTTGCTGTAGCAATAGCTTATGTGGTTGGAACTCTGTTTGGGTCTTTATTTTAGTCAACCACTAAAACTCCATTGCTATAATAATATATTGCATTCCAAAAATTTGAAACACCTTCTTGATTCAAGGTGTATTCAATAATCTGCTTTTGAGATGGTTTTTTATTTAGAAGTTCAAGTGCCTTTTCCCAGGTAGTTGCAATAATACAATCTTCTAGGTCAATGCTATTCATATATGTTACAATGTATAGCTTATGCATCCTTGTATATCAAGAGTACATTACCTTTAAAAGCCCATATTCTTTCATACATTTCTCGAGAAATTTAGTACAATCTGAACATGGTTTTGAGTTTAGAAGTTCGCCTTTTTTATTAATACGAACGACAATCAGAATACAACCGTGAAGTTGTGATACGTCGCCAAAACGTTTCACAACTGCCCGTTCTGCATGTAAAGTGCTGTCAGACCACCCACATCCACGAGACCTAGTACCAATGCGATTCCTTGATGATGCCAGCAACTTGTTACGTTTGTAGAGTTCTGCATAATGCAGATGCAAATTGTGCGCGGGCTTATACTCCATCCTTGAGAGTGGCTGTGTGGATAAAAACGAATACGTTTTTGACGTATAACAGATAACACATGGAGGATGTTTGGGAAAGATATAGACGCAATTCAAAAGGTTGGGAAAAAGACCCAATTGCCAAAGTTCATACTAGAATCTATATGGGTTCTGCTATAACTATAGATGTATCCACATTTCAGCAGTATGAAATAACACATGTTGTAAATTGCGCACAAAATTCGGCTTCAAATAAGTGGTTTTATAATGAATTTCCGAGTAGACATGCGTGCATTGGAGCAATTGACAATATCAACGAAGATATTACAAAATGGTACTCTGATTTTGAATCTACAATGAACAAATTTCTGGCAGATGAGAACTGTAAAAATATTTATGTTCACTGCTATTGTGGTGTTAATAGAAGTGGTTTTCTTCTTCTTATGTATTTGTCTATTAAATTTGGAATGTCGCCAAAGGTAGTAGCCACAAATATTCTTTCACAAAGACCATGCGCATTAACAAATTCTTCATTTAGAGTCCAGGCTATCGAGTATATCAAAAAACATCAGTAGTTAATAATGGCAGATTTAGGCGGAAACTCACTATGGAAAAAACTTGAAAATAAAGCATCTGGCATTGAGACAGAACTTATTGGTCCAGACTACAGTTATGCAGACCATATTACCGGTCCAACATCAATGGGTGTTGGTTCTAATGGTTCATTCGGGCAACTTGGTTCTAACGCAAATGCGGTAGCTTATTATGTAGAATCACTAATTACTGGTAATCCTCCACTCGGAAACCAGTTTTTCATTAATACAGGCGGAATGTGTACAGCTTCAGATGGGTCATTGCAACCAAGATATAATTATGTCAATAACATGTCTTCAGGCGCTGCTGCCTTGCCTCCTTCTATCTCCGAATTAGGTTCAGATTTTAATGGTCTCATTCCAGGAGTAGCTGATGATATTGAAGGCTTAAATCCTCTTCATATGTTTTCTGCTTTAGTTGCGGATGCAAACCCGTCATGTGTTTGTATGTCGTGCCCAGTTACAGGAGGAACTCAAGCAAAATTCGTGAGTAAGGATTTAGACCCAGATTTAACTGGAAGTCAGTGTCAGCAGGTAGATTCGTCACAATGTATGGCATCTACAGAATCCTTTTCAAATGAAACTAGTTTTGTTTCAATAATTCCAACAATTCTTGCCGGTCTTGGAATTTTGTATTTCATATTTTCAGGCAGAAAATGAAGGATAGATAAATGGATAATATTTTTAGAATAAAGAAGTCTAGAGATACAGTTTCAAAAACAAAGGCTAGTGAAACTATGTCTGGAACACTAGATTCTATTCATCAGAATTTAGTATCTGAAATGAAAGATGTGAACATCGAAGAACTAATAAGCCGACAGTCTGAAATTCAAAAAGAATTGGATGATATGAGAGACGTATATAAAGTTACAAAACTTCAGGATGAATTGAGAAGTATAGAAATACGATTAGCACAGAAAGACCCATTAAAGGATTACTATATTCGCAATGCTGACATTATTCTAAAATACTATAGTGGCTCGGATAAAGTTCAATGTATGACCACTACACCTGCCGACCAAAATACATTCGTGAAATATTTAACACAGACAGCTGTAGATACAACTGCTGTTTCAAAAAAAGACTTATACGATGAGTTTACAACACGTATGAAGTTAAATACTGGAATTGAAATTACCGAAAAGACATACACTACTGAACATTGTGACAAATGTAATATTGCTCGTGAAGAATTATCAGAAGAAGGTATTTTAGTATGTCCAAAATGTGGCTCTGAGGAATATATGTTAGTTGTTTCAGATTTTCCGTCTTTTCGTGACCCACCGAAGGAACGCAATAATTATGCTTATAAGAAGATTAACCACTTGAATGAAATTCTAAATCAATTTCAAGCAAAAGAAAGTACTATTATTCCCGATGATGTAATGCATGAAGTAATATGTGAAATTAAGAAACGTCGTATTCAAAATATTGCAGAGTTAAATGAGATTGGAATGAGAGAGATTTTAAAGAAGCTAAACCGTTCTAAGTATTATGAGCACGCAACCCACATCCTCTCTAGACTCAATGGGAATCCGCCTCCGACAATTACGCCGGAAATCGAAGAAAAAATACGAGCCATGTTCCAGGAAATACAGGCACCTTTTTTGCTGTATTGCCCTAATGACCGTACCAACTTTCTTTCTTATTCGTACATTTTATATAAGTTCTTTGAACTTCTAGAATTAGATGAGTATAAAATATACTTTCCTCTCTTAAAAAGCCGCGACCGATTAATAGCGCACGATATTATCTGGAAAAAAATTTGTGAATATCTGAAATGGGAGTTTATTAGAAGTGTTTAGTAGTATTTTCTATCTTTTTTGTAAAGTGGATTGAATGTTGCACCAATTGCTATCCACGCGTTTTCTCTTTTCATAGAAAGAAACTCTTCAACTCTATTTTTGTTAGCCCGCTTTGTCAGGATATCAAGTGCTTGGTCATGAGTAATTCTCTTAATCTTTATTCCACCTGGTAGAACATCAAGACCGAGATTTTTTACAACGATTTTTGCAACTGGTGAAGGCCATGTCTCATGATTGTAGTATTTTGAAGGCATTTTAGCTTTTTATGTTAAAATATTGGACTTATAAAATCCGTTTTCAATCCCAAGACTGCTCTAGCCAGTCAAGATAGAATAGATACTCTTCATATTCATCATCCCAGTCGTCATCTTCAGGATAATCAATCTCGATTGCATCCACATCGTAGTCGTCTTGAATGTTGTAAAATGATTGCATTGTGGTGAATAATACATATTCCTATCAATTACAAATTCGTTTTTAATGGCTTTCCTTAAAAACGGATTAGATATATACTATGAAATGACCATATTATACGACAGAATGCTCACAACAATCTTCAAGCCTTCAATTGACAACACAAACGTTCAGAAGTGTTTTGCACATATCCTCCAAAATATGGATTACAATAAGTATCGCGATGTTCTCTACTCGATGGAACGTTATCCAGGTATTTCACGCAAGTTTGTAGTGTTTGAGTATATACATTCTCCTTCAGACGCTACCGTTCTGCAAGCAGAGTATACTCCAGGAACTCGAGTTCCTATTCATAGTCTTGTTCAGAGTCCAGACTTTCGTACAAATATAATTCGCTTGTTTGGAGATGTTAATTATTATACTCGGCGTAAGCAAGACTTCTCCAAGCCAATTGATGAGCGTCTTACTAATACTCGCCAGCTTGTTGTTGAGTTTAGTCCCAGCGTTGTATCGAATGACGATTATGCAGATATGCCCCCGCTTATTTCTCCTGATAACTCTTATGTGCCGCGCCCAGTTTTGAGTCCAGAGGATAATTATTCTGATATGCCTTCGCTCGATACCACACCTAGTATTCAAACACCATCGTATAACTATATGTATGGAAATGGACTAAACCGGACTATTTGGAGCCCACTTGCATACCCGTATACGTACAATCACCTTACGACGTAAAAAATAATCTAACATTATTCCATGCACAACGTTTTCTACGGAAGATTAATATCATATGCAAAAACTGAAATAAAAAATATAGAACCGCTGCTTGTGAGAGCATATCATGGTTTTTTATTTGAGAATTCTGTAGAAGAAGCTATTAAGCGTCTTGCGGACATACAGTTAACCTTGATAAAGGCAAAAGAATCTTATCTTAAACGTCCACCTACTTCGTCTTAAGTTTTACTTATTTTTGAATTACACATGCCAAGTGTTCAATATGTGATAACTAAATTTTCTTTAAACTAATTCAGTGTAAGTGTTACTGTTAGTACGTCTAATATCGATGATTATGGTAGCATAAATACATATGCCTATTGCTAACAGACCTACAAAAATTGCAATTAACAAATAAGTATCTAGTAGGTCATCCATTATGGGTTATATCAGCATAACCCGTAAATATCACTCTTTAGTTTGCAATCTCCGGAAGGACATTTAACAGAATTAGGCGGACAAGGTGTGTCCTTTTTTGAATCTGGATGAAACGTATCAAATCTTTCCATTAGAGGAAGAACATTACGATATACAAAATAGTTCGCCACCGCAAAAACTACACCGTGAATAAGTGCTTGCTCTCGTAGGGATGCTCTAGGAGGAATACTTAAGTGTACTCCTGGAACAAGAATCATGAATAAAACTGCTTTAAGTAATATATTTACCCACATTTACTTAGTACCAAGAGGATTTAGAGGCATCTTGCTTGCGGGGTCAAATGTAGCGCGCCCAACAGCTACGCAGTCGGGTTTGCCGCCTTGATTTGTTCCCAGAACGTGTCCATTAGGGCAAGTTGCTCCATAATTTCCATACCGCTCAACCACACCCTTGATGTTGTGCCAATAAAAGCGCATTACAAGAGTCGTAACAATGGCAAATAGAACTGCATGAACAACTAAAACAGTAGCAGGGCTTCCATGCGAAGGAATCTTAACAAGAACACCTGGTACAAAGGCTGCAAAAAGAAGCGCAGATAGAAGAGAACTAATTAGGTCCATTTATATTTAACGGCGAGGGAAAACTAGGTGCCAAACAAGGTGGCTTACGACCGCAAATACAATGGCGTGAACACCCGCGACAACTAGCTTGCTACCTCCGGGTGGGAGGCTGACAAGAACACCGGGAACAAGTACAAAGAAAAGAAGCGCATGAAATAGGAGTTTAGCGTACATTTTACTTTTTACGCAAGGTTTTTCTTCGAATATTTCTGAAAAATTGAGCTCGGCGACGAGTTTTTAGTGTAAACTTCTTGGGGTGTTTTTTCACTTCCTTAGCAAACCTTTCTGTGGACATATGATGCTGCTTAGCTTGCTTTGTAAATGCGCCTTCTTTCATATGACCAACAACTTCCTGAATCCATTTACGAGGGCGACCACCTTGTGGCAAATCTTCATCTGCCAATAATGGCATTTATATGTTAAAGAGAATTTCCTGTATTTTTGGGACAAGAGTTACAACCAGGCGTAGTCACTTTTACCTGATTCGAAATAGAATATCCATATGCTAAAGCCCCTATCAAAAACAGAAGTGCTACAATCCAATACATTTGTCTCATACCAAGAGTTTTCACTCAATCGCGATAACACATAGAATGGGAATACCGTTTTATTTTGCAAGTCTTTCAAAGAGTCACAAAGGCATTATAGAAGCCGTCAAGAAAAATCTACTTATGGAGGTAGATGTATTTGTAATTGATTTCAACTGTCTCATTCATCGATATCTAAAAGATGACGAGCCAATTTCATCTATTCTAGAAGCACTAGAATACATTGTCGAAAAGATTTGTAAACCCAAACAACTTATCATTGCTATGGACGGGCTCGTTCCATACGCAAAAATTGTTCAACAACGTTATCGTCGTATGCGTATTAAAGAAGAGCAAGGAACATTTGACCGTAACCAAATCTCTCCAGATACTCCTTATATGCGTGAACTAGAAGTTGAACTAAAAAGACGATTTCCATATGCAATCATTAATGGGACTGGATTAAACGGAGAAGGAGAGCATAAACTTATATATGAACTTCGTAAACTACCGGATATTCAACGACGTAGTATATGTATTTATGGTCTTGATGCTGATTTAATCTTGATTGCTCTACAACACCATAAACTATCAAATCCTTACAGCATGTGGCTACTACGTGAGAGTGCTGAGTTTAATGACCCAAAACTAAAACATGCCGAATTTGCAACATTGTCAATCTGGAAACTCCTTCGTGAACTGCCTATGGATATTGATCAATACATGGCGCTTGGTATTCTTTGTTTTGGAAATGACTTTATGCCAAATTTGGGGATGTTTTCTCTTCGTGAAGATGGATACAATAGAGCACTTCAAACATACTCAGATGCAAAGAATCCAGACCTTACAACGTCTGAGGGAAGGAGGATATTTCTAGAATTTGCTGCAAAGCAAGAAATAGAATTTTATAAAGAGAAAATTGGATTAAGAAAGCGACCAGAAGAAAAGGCTATTCTTGGAAAAGATACTAACCTTTTCTCGTATAAATACGGCCTTCATATCCTAGATGGAGTATCGGATATGTCACCAGTAGTAGAAGCATTTTGGAAGACATTTCATTGGACATGGAGTTATTTTAAGAATAGTGAACCTATTAATTGGTTTTGGGTTTATCCATACAGTGATGCGCCATTGGTATGTGATATTTTGAAGTATTCCGAATGCAGTAAAATTAGTAAAAAGAAGTTGAATTTCAATGTGAATCGTCAACTTCAATTTATTATGCCATCTAGTTCACTTCGTCGTTCAAAGCGCCGTATTTTGTATCCAGATGAACTACATTCTGAAACTCGTAATCCGTGGATGAAACGCCACGACTGGGAAATGAAACCACGCATTTCTCTTCCATGGAATCCAGAATATTCACTTACGACAGTTAGTTTGGTCTCGGATTAAATCTAACAGTTTTAAGTGACATTTTGGAAAATATAGGTCGTCGCACAAGAGGTTCATTTCTGAATGATAAAATATCATCCTCTGCAAAACTAAGAGTAGAATATGATACTTCGCGAATATTCCAATACTCTTCGGTAATCTTTTTCATCTTCGAAACATTCGATAACTGAGAAAAATTTCCTGCCTTAAACTGACCATACAGATAAGAAATATAGTTATTTTTGAAATCTCGTTGTGGAGTATAACTCGTTGCAGTTCCCAACCATTCAATTGCTTGAGCAAGCGTATTTGCTCGAGGTTTATCTAGACGTGTATTCACATTATTATGCATTCGGCAAATTGCAATAAATAGGTCTCGTTTACTATTATCCCATGTAGGGATACCGTGCTTATATTTTCCAAATAACTCTGAGAAGTGTTGATTGCATATATGACACGGAATTGTAAGTGCAAAAGCATTCATATATTCATTCAGAATAGCTTTATCACTAGGCGATGGAACGTCAGGATAACTACTAGCTATAGAATGCAATGTCATCCAACCCATTGGTCCCCATATATTAGACATTTCCAGTTATTATCTAAGAAGAAATGAAACCTGAAAACATTCCGCCTTCTACATTCTTGCGAATTAATTCGATTGGACCCTTTCCACTTGAAATTCCTGCAGAGACAGCCTTACGTCTGACTGCTTCATCAGACATTTTATCAACTTTTTTCTTAATTGTTTTTCTTCTTGCAGAAACACCCGAATCAGTCAACAGACGAATCGTGTGTTTCTTCATCGTTTTTCGTAGAGGAGGATGTCTTGCTGGATCGGATACTGGTTTAATTTTTGATGTTTTTAAAATACTACGAGGAAATGTCTTTAGCGTCTTCTTTTTCTTACCTCCGTCAAGCTTAGGAAGTTCAACCGGCTTAACTGGTTCTTCACCAATCTTGGTAATTTTATATGTAGTCTCCATTGTTAAAAACGAATAAATAGATTTACGAAGAATGCATCGTAGAAAACTACTATGGAGTGGGAAACAATTGAAACTTATTTTCAAAGTCAAGGAATTCCTAAGCTCGTAGAGCATCAAATTGAGTCCTTTGAGGACTTTGTTCGCAATAAGATTCCACTTATTGTAGCATCAACTGCTCCCATTGTAGTATGGCATGAGCAAGATGAAAAGCTAAAGAAATATAAGTATGAACTGCGGCTTGGATTTGAGAATGTAACATATATGAAGCCACGTATTCAGGAAGCAACAGGCCGTATCAAGCCTATGTTTCCTCAGGAAGCACGTGCGCGTAACTTTACATATGCTGCTCAAATGTTTTGTGATATTCGTTTCACCGCTCGCACATACAAGGGAGATACTCTTTCAGAGTTTGATGAGCAAGTCAAAGTATTTGAGGGAGTTTCGCTTGGAAAGATTCCAGTTATGCTTGGGTCATCACTTTGTATTATGAATGACTATCCGCTATCTAAAAATGAGATTGGAGAATGCCCATATGACCCATTTGGTTATTTTCTGATTCATGGTTCTGAGAGAACAATTCTATGTCAAGAAAAGGTGGCAGATAATCGTATTATGATTTTCTACAATAAAAAGACATCTGCCAAATACGATTTCTCCGCCGAGATGAAATCACTTCACGAATCATTTACAACTCCTCCAAAGAAACTTGAAGTACGTATTTCTTCCAAGTTTAATGGACTAGGATATCCACTCACAATGTGTCTCCCTCGCTTTCGCGAAGATATCCCATTGGGTGTTATGTATCGCGCGTTTGGTGTAGAATCCGATGAAGAAATTGCGCAACTTATCTGTCCTACTGGTGAATATATTGAACTTTTGAGTGCAACATTTAAGGAGTGTGCTGATGTAAAAGTCTACACTCGTGAAGATGCAATCACATATCTAACACACCACTTGCAATATGGAACCGCATCAGAAGATAAACATGGATATGTTCGCAGTCTTTTAGAAACAGAGTATTTGCCTCATGTAAAATTTGGAGGTGACACGTCATCAGCAGAGGTTCTCAACACACGCAAGATGCTCCTTACATCTTGGATGGTAAAGCGTCTCATTCTCGCTTCGGAAGGTGTTATTAGTGTTGATGACAGAGATGCCTATCCAAATAAGAGAGTAGTAACAACTGGTGCTCTTCTAACTCATTTGTTTCGTCAGCTATTTCAAAAGGTATGCAAAGATATTCGTAGTAAGTTTGTTCATGAGGTAAACAATGATGTATGGAAGAAGGGAGAAACTGCACGTCCTCTTGAAATTCTTAACGTGAATAACTTGTATAAAATTTTGAAGGTTTCTACTATTGAAGGAAAGCTGAAGCAGGCACTTGCAACAGGAAACTTTACTGTTCAAGGACTTGGAACTTCTGCACCCTCTATGTCTAATGCGACAAAGATGGGCGTTTCACAAGTTCTTAATCGCCTATCATACTCTGCCACACTATCTCATCTTCGTCGAATTCAGACACCAGTAGAAAAGTCGGGTAAGCTACTGGCACCTCGCAAACTTCATGGTACATCATGGGGTTATGTATGTCCTGTAGAAACACCGGAAGGTCATTCAGTTGGTATCGTAAAATCAATGTCAATGTTAACATCTATTACGCAGCATACTCCTGCAAATGTTGTTATTACAGTTCTTCAGAATGTGCCAAATCTACAGTGGGTAAAGAGCTTATCTACAGCATATTCTGGAACAATGGTAGTAGTAAATGGTGTAATTGTTGCATATACTGAAAAGCCAACAGAAGTGCATTCTTATCTTCGAAATGCAAAGCGTAATTTCTCACTTCACCCACATACTGGGATTTCATGGAATGTTCGTGATTATATTATTAATATCGAGACCGACAGTGGACGATTTGTGCGACCATTATTCCGTGTTGAAAATGGCGAGATTCTTCCACCTCCGCCGGAAAATGCAGAATGGAATGACTGGATTCGTTCAAATATTGAATACATTGACCCATGTGAAACTGAAGTTATTCGTGTTGGAATGCTAGCAAGTGAACTTAGCAAGACACATACACACTGTGAAGTTCATCCTACGCTTATTCTGGGACATATGGCATCCAGTATTCCATTTAGCGACCATAACCAGTCTCCACGTAATACGTATCAATCTGCTATGGGAAAACAGGCAATGGGTATATTCGCTCGTAATTACGCAAAACGACTTGATAAGAATGGATATATTCTATGTAGCCCCATGCGTCCATTTGTAGAGACTCGTATGATGAATACATTGAAGACACATGAAATGCCATCGGGAGATAACATTATGGTAGCTATTGGTTGTTATGGTGGATATAACCAGGAGGATTCTGTAATTCTAAATCGTGGTGCTATTAACCGGGGCTTGTTCAGAACACTGTACTATACAATTTATAAAGATGAAGAGCACCGCAATATTGCATCAGGAAAGGAGGAAAAGTTTACAAAGCCTCGCCGAGAAAATACGCGTGGATTCAAGACATCGTCCTATCATGCAGTGAGTGATACCGGTGTACCAATGATGAATGCCACTATTAATGAAAATGATGTTGTGATTGGAAAGGTTACTTCTATTAAGAATGATGCAAATGGATATGCATATCGTGATTCATCTACTACTCACAAAAACTCAGAAGCGTGTCGTGTAGACGGAGTATGGCAAGACAGAAACTCCGACGGATACCCATTTGTAAAAGTGCGTGTTGTTTCAGAACGTGTGCCAGAAATTGGCGATAAGTTCAGCTCTCGTCACGGACAAAAGGGTACTTGCGGTATCATGTTGAATGAAGAAGATATGCCATATAGCGCCAAAGGATTGCGTCCAGATTTAATCATGAATCCACATGCAGTGCCATCGCGTATGACTATTGCTCAATTAATGGAAACGATGTATGGTAAAATTTGTGTTGAGAAGGGAACTCTTGGAGATGGAACGCCTTATTCGCACCTTCAAGTTGGAACAATTCGAGAGCAGTTACTTGAACTAGGCATGCATCCATACGGAAATGAAATTTTGTATAACGGTCAGACTGGTGAAATGATGGAAGCGGAAATCTTTATGGGGCCTACATTCTATCAACGACTCAAGCATATGGTTATTGATAAAAAGCATTCACGAGCACGTGGTCCGATTGTCAGTCTTACTCGACAACCATGTGAAGGACGTAGCCGAGATGGAGGACTTCGTGTTGGAGAGATGGAGCGCGATTGTATGCTTTCTCACGGTGCATCTATGTTTACAAAGGAACGTCTCATGGACGTCAGTGACCCATTCACGACGGGATTTTGCAAAGGTTGTGGGACACTTGCAGTAGTGAATCCTTTGGAGAATATCTATTCATGTGGCACATGTGGAGCACAGACACAGTTTGAGATGAAAACAATTCCATATGCAGTCAAACTATGGTCTCAGGAGTTGGAAGCTATGCATATCGTTCCACGTATGGTATTTGAATAATTTTAGTATACAATGAAAATATTAATAGTAGGAGCAGGACTATCAGGGTCAGTAATAGCTAGAGACATGGCTGAAGGTGGAAACGAAGTTTTAGTTATTGAAAAACGCGACCACATTGCTGGCAATTGCTATGACTATATTGATGATAAAACCGGCATTTTAATGAATAAATATGGAGCTCATCTTTTTCACACAAATTCGGAACAAGTGTGGGAATATATAAATAGATTTTCAGAATGGATAAGATGGGACCATGAAGTTGTATCTTATGTTGAAAACAAGCTTGTACCAATCCCAGTTAATATAACTACAGTAAACCAGCTATGTGGAACTTCAATTACCAATACTGAAGAGATGGATAAGTGGCTTAAATCTGTTCAATATTCGGGAGAAATAAGAAATAGTGAAGACATAGCAATTTCTCGTGTAGGCAAAGAAATATATGAAAAACTTTTTAAACCATATACGATTAAACAATGGAATAAAGATCCAACAGAGTTAGACCCATCTGTTTTAGCTAGAATACCTGTTAGAAACTCATTCGATACGAGATATTTTTCAGATAAGTATCAAGTATTGCCAAAGTATGGATATACAAAATTTGTTGAATCTATACTAAATCATAAAAACATAAAAATACAACTAAATACAGACTTCTTTGAAATTAACTCAAGTAATTATGACCATGTTATATTTACTGGGCCAATAGATAAATATTTTGAATCAAGTGGTCTTCCAAAGCTTGAGTATAGATCTATAAATTTTGAAATACACAGACTCAGTAATTATGGATATTTTCAACCAAAACCAGTTGTTAATTATCCAGAAACAAACGTTGACTTTACTAGAATTGTTGAATATAAACATTTTTATAATCAAACATCTGACTCTACGGTAATCGTGAAAGAATTTACGACGGATAAGGGAGAACCATACTATCCAGTTCCAAATAAACAAAACTTAGATTTATATGAAAAGTATCGCATTCTTGCCAATAAAGAGTCAAATGTACATTTTGTAGGAAGACTAGCATCATATAAGTATTTCAATATGGATGACGCAATATTAAATGCCTTAAATTTTAAGATTTAAACATATGTTATTTTAAGTAGCAAATGTCATCGGCCAATATATGTTTTATTACCGCAATTTATGGAAATTATGAAGCATCTTGTAAAAAATTTGTAACACAAACAGTAGAGACAGACTTTATTTGTTTTACGGATGACCCTAATATTATTAGTAATGGGTGGATAGTTGATACAACACCCTATCATTTAACTAATAAAAGTCCTCTCGATGATGATTCGTATAATAACTCATTGTGCAATAATAGTCACACATTTAATGTAGCAAAATACTATAAACAGGCATTTAGAAATATTCCTAGACTTGAAAAATATGATGTAGTTGTATGGTTAGATGGAACTGTTGAAATTTATTATGCAAAAACAAGCGAGTATTTGCTAAATAATATTTATAAACACAAAATTATAGGATGGAGTAATGAATATCGAAATGGTGAAATGGCAAGAGAAGTTGCGGGTTCAATGTTTTTTAGATATACAACAACATTCTGGAATGGGCAACATCAGCCTATACAAGATGTACAAAAGCAGTATATGTATTACTTAGAAGATGGATATACTGATGAATTCTTTAAAAAAATGAATTCAAGTAATCCTGATTTTGGAATATGGATTACTTGTTTTGTAGCATTTCTTAAAAATGATCCAGAAGTTAAGAATTTTCTAGATCTATGGTATTTGCAAACACTAAAATATACAACTCAAGACCAGATCTCATTTTCATATGTATGTCAAAAAACTAACCTAATACCAAATACTTTACCAAATCATGAAGTACATAGTCTTAGAACTACTGAACGCACAATGTTTTACATAAAGCGTAATCACGGAATATAACAGCGCATATGTTTCAAGAATTATATTTGAGTATCGGACTATAATATAATGGAGTTCCAAGCAGAGTATTCTGTATTTGAAAATTATATCAAAGACATCATACTAAAGAATGATTTTTCAAATTTTAAATCACATCGACACTTTACATATATGTTAGAACATGTCACTGAGCCACAGGGCAGGGAATATCTTAATTTATTATTAAAAATCCTAAGCATAGATGAGATTAACGTTTTTTGTGACATGAATGATTCAATCGGGAATCCAAAAATACATAAGTATGGCGCTGTAAAATGTTCCACGACTAGTTTAAGATATCTTTATCATGCATATTTATGTTTAAAACATCTAGAAACTACAGGATTAAAAGATATTGTAGAAATAGGCGGAGGTTATGGGGGTCTTTGTTTGGCGATTAACTTTTTATGTAAAAAATTAAAGATAGATATTAATTCATACACACTTATTGATTTGCCGTATGTTGCACAACTTCAAAGAATATACTTATCAAATTTTGACATCTTGTTTGAATATAACAGTATAGATTCAACATTATTTGGAGAAGATTTAAACAAAAGCAATCTTTTCTTAATTAGCAATTATTCATTTAGCGAAATTTTACCAGAATTTCAAAAAAAATATATACAAAAACTATTTCCAAAAGTTTCTCATGGGTTTATAACCTGGAATCATGTTCCTGTATTTAATTTTGGTTATGAGTGTGTGATTGAACCGGAAAAACCATTAACAACGGACATTAATAAATTTGTTAAATTTTAATTCTACACTTTATTATCACCACAAAATAATGATAACAATAACTCTTCTTGGAGGAATTGGAAACCAGTTGTTTCAGTTGGCATTTCTGGAGTATGTTACACGCTTAAACAAAAAGCCTTTAGCTATTTCTGACCTGAATAGCCCATCAACGGGTCATAGCAGTATCAAATATTATGAGACAATCTTTAAACACTGGACGCATTTTTATAGAAGCGTAAACCTGCCAACTGTTCGCGAAAATACGAAAATGAACTATCAAGATTGGTCAAATTTATCAAATTGTAAATTAGTTGGATACTTTCAAAGATATGAATATATACCGAACGATTTTATTAGCAAATTATCATTTGATGAAAGTATTTTAACGAAGTATCCCGATATCTCGTTGAAATACTTTATTCATATACGTGGAGGCGATTATAAAAATAACTCATTTCACCAATTGAATCTTACAAACTACTATAAGAAATGCTTAGAACTTTGTAAGGGAAATGATTTTGTAATATTTACGAATGACATTCCATATGCTAAGGAAGTGTTACCGACTTATCCAATAATAGAAGAGAATGAAGTGGACACTCTTTTACTTATGTCTAAATGTAGAGGATGTATTTGTGTGAACTCTACATTTTCATGGTGGGGAGCATTTTTGAACCCAAATCGTCCAATTTACTTTCCCGCTAAATGGTGGAATGACTCTTCGATGGATTCAAGCGGTTTATACTTTCCACAATGCAATATTGTTGATTTATAATGGATAGAATCCAAAGAGTTATATATATAAATCTACAACATAGAACCGACAGGAAAGAACAGATAGAAAAAGAACTATCTGTGTTTCCAGAATACAAAATTATACGATTTGACGCAATTTATGAAAAAACAAGAGGCCATCTTGGCTGCTCAAAGAGCCATATTGCAGTTCTTGAAATGGCAATTGCAAATAAATGGGGTAACTATCTTGTAGTGGAAGATGATATGTTATGGAATAACTTTGAAGCCGGTTCTCAAATTCTAAGTAAGTTATATTCTAATAACCCAGATGTAATTGTATTAGGCGGAACAGCTGTCACATGTGACCCGGTAACTTATAAGCTAAATAAGTGTCATTGCACAACAGCTTATTTAGTTTTTGAACATTATTATGAAACACTACTAACAAATTTCAAAGAAGGTGCTTCTCTTTTAGAAGAAAAGTATAATCATGTGACTCCATATGCAGTTGACCAACATTGGAATATATTACAACAAAAAGATAATTGGTATATTGTGTATCCAATTATGTGCTTTCAACGAGCAGGATATAGCGATATTAACAAACGACATGAAGTCATAAAAAATGTTAGTGATTCTGGGAAACAACTTGGTGTTTTTTTAAAAAGATAATAAATAATGTTCAATAAGTATTTCATTGAGTTTCTTGGAGTGACAACAATTGTCTATGCAAAACTTCTGACAGAAGGAGATCCAACTATTATGGCACTAGTCTATTTTGCGATGTTTAGTATTGCAAGAGGTATAACAACAGGTTATTTTACACCTCTTGGAAGTCTAGCCTCCTGGTTAATAGGTCGTTCTCCAAATAGTGATTTTATGTGGAATGTTGTAACACAGTTTATTGCAACTATTTTTGTTGCTCTAACTTTCTTACCTGTAAAGACTTACATGGAGCATATGTAGTATAATTAATATGAGCCTATACGTATACGTACCGGACGATGATCTACGATGGGCTATGGAGCAGCACTTGAAGACACGTCGTTGGACTGACTCAGGGTTTGACCTTTTGTCTTCACGACAAACTCTTGATTTTAGTAATAACCGACATGGTGTTGAATTGAAGTTGGGTGCTCATTTTGCAGCTCTTGATGAAAATGAGAATCCTGTTCCTTATCTACTTCTAGCTCGTTCATCGACTTCATTGACACCTCTTCGCATGTCTAACCAAATTGGTCTTGCAGACGCAGGATATCGAGGTGAACTTATTGCTCGTGTTGATTGTGTTTCAGATGCCACAGAATATGTTATAGAAGGCGGACGTCGTCTTTTTCAAGTAGTTCAACATAACTGGCTTCCTTGGAAGAATATTATTTTTGTTAAGAATCTAAGTGAACTTCCAGCTGCTCCAGATAACCGTGGAGACGGTGGTTTTGGGTCTACTGGTAACTAAACTTTTAATTTATAAAAATGTTTATTGTTCGAAGTTTACCACAATCATTTGGGAGTGGAAAGGTTGTTTATACATTAAAATTTTGGGATAATCGGATGATGGTGGAATGTTCGGATGGAACAAAATCTATTCAGCCCATGCCTGCTTCATTTTCATGTAGAGTCGACCAAACACAAGATGCTGAAGTTATGATTGTTACAAATGGAACTCATTCATCACAATATGTTCGATTCCCTATAGGAACATATGATAAGATATTGGAGAACTTATTCAATTTTAAAGGAGGAGATTTACTTATTTTATAAAACCAACTTACGGATTAAAACTAATGAAATGATATCATGGATGATTGCTAACCAATATCCATTATACCACGATGTTTGAAATCCATATACTGCAACTAAAGCAATCGAAAAACCACGAAGCACAGTATTTAGAATTGGGTTAGCAAATGGAAACAACCAGAAGTTCATTTGTAAGTATATGAGAATCGAGGTCGTTGCGACTTTTTTTGCCGTATAAATTTTTCTTGCAGTAAATCATAACAACAAAATGGGTGGTGGTTTAATGCAACTTGTAAGCTACGGTGCTCAGGATGTTTACATTTCCGGCAATCCCCAGATCACGTTCTGGAAGATTCTTTACAAGCGTCACACGAACTTCGCGATGGAGTCCATTGAAGTGACCTTTAACGGCCAGGCGGACTTCAACAAGAGCGTAACGGCTGTCATCAACCGTAATGCGGACCTCATGTACAAGACATACGTTCAGGTAACGCTTCCTCAGGTTGGCAACCTCACCAGCACCCAGCAGTTCCGCTGGCTACACTACATTGGTCACCGCCTCATCAAGCAGGTTGAGGTTGAGATTGGTGGCCAGCGCATTGACCGCCAGTATGGTGACTGGATGCAGGTTTGGACCCAGCTTGCCACCGAGTCTGGCTCAGTCCGTGCTCTTGATTCAATCATCGGCAACACGCCCGACCTTGTCCTCCTCAAGAACGCGAATGGTACGCCCCTCAACCAGCCTTGCTCTGCTGGTGAAATCACGGCGTCATGCCAGGGCTTCGCAGGTACCCCCGCGAAGACGCTTTATGTCCCCCTCCAGTTCTGGTTCTGCCGCAACCCCGGTGTCGCAATCCCCCTTATTGCGCTCCAGTACCACGAGGTTCGCGTCAACGTGCAGTTCGAGACCCAGGCGAACTGCGTGTACGCCACAAACGGTGTCAGCGTTGGCTCACTTGCGGCTGCGTCTCTCTACGTCGACTACTGCTACCTCGATACGGAGGAGCGCCGCCGATTTGCGCAGCAGAGCCACGAGTACCTCATCGAGCAGGTGCAGTACACTGGTGCGGAGTCCATCACGAGCTCTTCCAACAAGATCCAGCTCAACTTTAACCACCCCGTAAAGGAGCTCTACTGGGTAGTCCAGCGTGATTCCTTCGTGAACTGCGGCACTGGCGGTGATGTAGACACCTACCTAGGTGCCCAGCCCTTCAACTACTCAGACGATTGGGATACCTCCGTTCCCCTTCTCTCCGTGTTCACCGATGATGGTACGGCCGATATCCCCGTGTCTGCCGGTGGCGTGACTCAGACTCCCACTACCCACTCTAACTACCTCCTCGCGAAGCTCATTGTGGATTCCGGCGTCCGATGCGACGGAAAGAACCCTGTTGAGGTTGCGAAGCTCCAGCTCAACGGCCAGGACCGCTTCACTGAGCGTGAGGGCTCATACTTTGACCGTGTGCAGCCTTACCAGCACCACTGCCGCACCCCTTCAACGGGTATCTGCTCCTACTCCTTCGCTCTTCGCCCCGAGGAGCACCAGCCTTCCGGCACATGCAACTTCTCCCGCATTGACAAGGCTACCCTTCAGCTCACTGTGTCCGTCAACACGGTGTCTGGCAGCCGCACGGCCCAGGTTCGAGTATATGCGCTCAACTACAACGTGCTCCGCGTAATGTCTGGCATGGGCGGTCTTGCATACTCCAACTAAACGTACAGTTGTTACACTGTATATTTATTGGTGTTAGTACTTAATTGAAAAAATAATTAATAACAATTGATGTCATAAATATGAAATCAATTGTGATAAATATATAATGTGGGAATTTGTAGATAAAATAGTTTATATAAACTTAGACCATCGTAGTGATAGAAGAGACCTAATGACAAAATTTTTTGCTGATGTAAAAATTCCCTTAGATAAGGTTGTTCGATTTTCTGCTATAAAGCGTACAAACGGAGCTCTTGGCTGTCTTGAAAGTCATACGGAAGTTCTAAAATTAGCAAAGCAAAATGGTTGGAAAAATACCTTGATTTTAGAAGATGATTTAGAATCCTTTCACTTTGAAGAAGGATACGATAAGTTAGAAGAATTAATGAAACTCCCAAAGTGGGACGTAATCATGATTTGCGGATGGTATTGGAAATTTGATTTTCCTAGAATATACAGTGCTGCAAACACTGGTGGATATTTAGTAAATGAAAATTACATTGATACGTTACTTAGAAATCGGGCAATTTCGGTAAATGCGTTAAGAAGAGGAGTTGGATTTAACTTTAGGAATCCTAAGTATAATGCCGATGTAAGTTGGAACTCGCTTCAAAAAACAGATTTATGGTATGGAGTTCAACCCTGTTTATGTAGACAAGTAGATGGGTTTAGTGATATAGGAAACCGAGTCATCAAATCAAGCAAAGTAATAGGTGAAGGAGACCGACAGATAAAAAAAGAGGTTTATGGATAAATGCCAACCCGAAAAACTCAACGCGTGGGGTCTCGTGCTAAGGTAATGCATGGTGGTGCGGAGAAGACTGCTGGAGGTCTTACAAAAGATGACTTGATGTACAATAAGAGTGGTCGCATTGTTTCAAAAAAGAAGCATCACACTATGCGACGAAAACTGGACTAATAGTAATCTAATTTGATTAAAACGCAACCATGTATAAATCATGCGGACTTAAAAGAGGCTAGACTGAAGTTCTTTGAAACAAAGGTTTTAAACGCAGCGGAGTAAACAGACTAAATGCCCGAATATATTGTAGAAGCAAAAACAGTTCAAACTGGGGCAATACGAACGCTCAAAGAGGCTATTAAGTGTATTCTCGTTGAGATGAGCCTTATTTTTGACAAGGAGGGGATACGTATGGTAGCGATGGACAATACTCGTACAGTTCTAGTTCACTTTCGTCTATATGCTGAAAAGTTTGAAAAATATGAATACAACCATAACACTCCCAAGTTTGTAGTTGGAGTTAATACTGACCATTTGTATCGAATTGTTCGAACTGCGACAAATGATGACACAATCACATTCTATGTTGATGCCGCGGATTCAAATTCACTAGGTATTCTTCTTGAGGATGGTGAAAAGAAACAGGTAACTCGGTATAAGCTAAACCTTCTTGACCGAGATGAACCCGATATTCAACTTCCTGAAACTGAGTTCTCTACCAATATTACCATGCCTTCTCTTGATTTTCAAAAAATTTGTCGTGATATGACACTTCTTGGAGCAAAAACAGTAGAAATTAAGAATGTGGGGTCTTCTCTAACATTTTCGTGTAAAGGTCATTTTGCTTCACGCACTACAGTTATGGGAGATTCTGAAAGTGAATTTGTCATTCAAAAAAAGACAAACGATGAGATTGTAACGGGTAATTTCTCACTTCCACTTTTGGTTCTTTTTACAAAGTGTACAAATCTTTCTAATAATCTTGAGATTCATATGAAGAATGACTGGTTTTTAATGATACGGTATGTAATCGCAAATCTTGGAGATATTAAGCTTTGCTTAATGAACTGTTCTGCATAATAGAATACCCTATTAATCCCTCAGAAATATCAATCCATACATTCATTTCATATGGGTCTATGAGTTGGTAACCTATAAATAATGCTAATACAATAGGATATATACTGCCAATCATTCCAAAAGCTACATGCCAAAAAGAGTTCCACCCATCTGCAAATAAGGCACGCATTATAAATTTATGCCATAATACTCATGGGCGTATAACGATATTCTACCAATAAATGCCATAGTAAATGATGCGATTGAGATTGTTTCTGCTATTAAAATATTTTCAATAAACCTATCAAGCGGTATATCGAATAACCTACTTATGTCATTCACTAATTGAAAAAATGGTGATTTACCATTTGTTAATTTTTCTTCAGCTACGATTGATATACATACTTTAAGTATAATATGCTGAAACCATATTATGATGAGACACAATAATACACTACCTTGTAGCCATAACGCAGGATATATTGTGTGAGAAACAAAAAGTAATATAACAATTATCACCGATATCATAAAATGTATTACTCCTAAAACATATCCAATCACTTCTCCATCTGTTGAAATCCACTGAAATAAAAAACTTACCAAGAATCGTAAGTTAGATTCTAAATAATTCACTACTTTTTCTTTATCAATGTCAAGAATAAACCGCATTATATTTACTTGGGTCTTGCTTTATGGGCTGTATACGTAACATCTTCTCCAATTTTAAATCCAGCCATTCCAGGATTAATATAACTATTTTCTGAAACTGTTGTAGTAGTATTCCAAACTTTAATAATTGAAGCTGGACCCTTCGGAGAAATGGTAATGCCAACAAGAGTTTCTTTACGATGGATTAGAAACTCATTTGTTATACAATGAACCATTAGGTCAACAAATGTATTATATGCTACCGGTGCTTCCACTTTCTTAGACCATGCACCTCCTGCTTCATTTTCTATAGCATCCCACAGTGGCTTGAATCCACGTCTCATGAAGAAGAACATACCTGATTCCCATGCCTCTTTTGAAATTGAATCTATAATTGTCCAGAATTGTTGAGGAGTACTGATATCTGCAATCTTGATGTAGCTTTCGAAGGAGTAATCCTTGTTGTCGGGGTCATGATACCACAGAATCCAAGAATATTGGAGTTTTGTGGTCTCTATTTCTGAACCCATTTGTAATACTAATAGGGTAGATTCTATCTATATATGAAACGGATTCGTTTTTAACAGAATCGAAATACTAGTAACTATTACAATGAGCCTAACAATTGCACAAGTGTATTCGGTTCGTTGTGGAGCAAAACTCTCTTTGCCAAAAAGCGTTCAAGACAATATTGCAAAGCTCCGTATTACTCCGGTAGCCTACAAGCCATTTCGTCCTCCCCCAAAGCATAATTCATATCGCCCTAGGTATGAGCCAAAGGCAACTACTCCTGAAAACTGGAGAGAGAAAAGCCTAGTAGCCTACGTAAGTAAACTTACAGATAAGGGAGATGCCGACTACTTTGCAATGTTCGGTATTATGAACAAACTTTCAGCTGCTAATCTAAAGAAACTTGCAGAAGAAGGTATTGAAATTCTACGAAAGCGTGACCAAGAGTTTCGTCTTCGTGTCACCAATCTTATCTTTGATAAGGCAATTTCAGAGCATATGTTTGCAGGAGTTCTTGCAGATTGCGCTGTAATCTTTCAGAAAGAGTTTCCTGAAATTGCCGAAGACTTCACTATTCAAGCGCAGATGTTTACTAAACTTTACGACATTAATACGACACTTACCTATCCTCAAGTAATGGAGACAGATTATGAAGATAAAGTCGTTCAGTGGATGAAGCAAAAAGAGAAGAGGCGCGGATATGCTAAGTTTCTAACTCAGTTATTTGTTCGCAATCTCATTTCCGAAGAAGTGATAACCGCATGTGTAGAAGATGTAATTGCAGAAATGTCTATTGCTGCAAAACAGCCAAAAAGTGAACAGACAGAGGAAAACACAACTCAGTATGTTGATTTTCTATTCGAAAGTATTAAAGTACTTCCCATATCTGCAAAAACTCTTCGAGAGATAATTAAGACAGCTCTTTCAAATCTACTAGCTCTTCCTCGACCCGAACTACCCAGCCTTTGCATGCGTTCACGCTTTCGTATGGAGGACACGCTAAAATGCGTTTAGGAAAGACAATAACAAACGATTCGTAGAAATAAATGGCACTACCACCTGCAAGTGTTTTACTACGAGCAGCTCAACTCGCTGTTGATGAAGATAAGCCAATTTACCTTGACTATTTCCGTGATAGTCTTGAAAAGAAGTGCTGTATCGGAGTTCAGGCTGATAACACAAAATATTTAGTAAAGTCTGATAGCGAGTATACTTCAACAATCCAGAGTGTTTTTACATGTGAGAATTGTTATATCGTTGCTACTGAAAATAGTTTATATATCCTTTCAAAAGAGATTCCTGTAAAGAAGATTCTTGGGTCTACAGCAAACTAAGTAAATTATATAATGTTACAGTATCCACCACCACACTATATACTTTTTGAACCTCTTAATGATATAGAGACTCAAAAAGTGTGGAAAGACTATAAGCAACTTCACAGTAAAGAATGTGAATTTGCAGAAATAGATGCCGCAGAAATAAATACAGTGGATACATTTTCACCTTGGTTTTATAATTGGATTTCTCAGGTGGCCGAAAAGCAGGAAAAGCGTATGCGTATCTTAATAGTTTGGCATTCTGAATTTCTAACTTTTTCATGCCAACAAATGATTCGACGTTCTCTAGAAGAACGGTCTTTTAAATGCAGAGTTTGGTTTCATGTAGAGGACCCAACAACAATACAGCCTGCAATTCAAAGTCGATGCATTGTAAAACGAATGCCAACAAATATACATAAGCCAATCATTAAACAATTATGAAAATTGAAGTGTATACGGATGGAGCTTGCTCGAATAATGGTAAGAAGGACGCAAAAGCTTCTTGGGCTTTCTACTTTCCAGAGCACAAGTCTCTTTCAAAGGCTGCTCGTGTTCCAGAAGACCAAACGCAGACCAATCAACGAGGTGAATTAATGGCAATTAGTGAAGCCGTAAAATCTGCAGAGAGCACATTTCCTCTTTTGGAAACTGAACTAAAAATTTATACAGATTCGATGTATTCTAAAAACTGCCTTACAAACTGGTTATCATCTTGGGTTGCAAAAAACTGGAAAACATCTCAGGGTGGTGATGTGATTCATCGCGACCTGATTGAAGACACGTCGAAACGTCTTTCTAGGTTTAAGTCTTACAATATTACTTATGTTAAGGCTCACACGGGTGGAATTGATGAACAGAGTCGTAATAATCATATTGTAGACCGAATGGCTTCGAATATTATAAATCCTGAAGAATTCAAAGAGATTGTTTCAAATGGCGAAGAAGCTATTGAAGGATGTCCTCTAAAACTTATGGGTTCACCAATTGGAGAGCGAGAATTAGTACGATGGTGTATTCTAAACCTAACAAAACTCGATGAGAATGAACTAGACAAAGCACTTATTTCTGCATTTATAAAAACCGTTAAGAAGAAGGGATTTGGTGTAGAAAAACAACGTCTTCACCGAAGCACTTTATATCGACTTAAAACGGATAATGGTTTAATTAAGGAAGATATAACAATAACAAAAGAAGAATGAGTATCACAGCCTATCACTTTTGGTCACCGACATGTGCACCATGCAATGCAATTAAGCCTTCGATAGAAGACCTTAAGGAAGAATTTCCTTCAATTATTTGGGTTTCTGTTAATACTCATGACGATAAAGAGGGCATATCTTCAAAATATGGAGTAACAGTTGTTCCAACAATTGCAATTGAGGTATTTGATAATGATAAATTTATTTCACTAGAAAAGCATTCGGGTACTAATATCGCAGGATATTATCGAATTATTCGTAGTGGTCTTCGGACTATTAAACAATTGTAGATGTGACTAATTCACCATCCTTATATGCTTCGCAGACAAACTGGTCATCATCATTTACTGGAGCAGATGTATCAGTTGGAGCACCAACGGCTAGTGTTTTAGAAACAGTTTTACTCTGTAAAATTGGAAGACATGATGTTCCAGTTGTGTTTAACACTGTTCCATCAGGACACTTTGGACCAAAATTTGTTGGTGTTGGAGAAACACTGCTTGCAGAGCTAGATGGAGTGAAACTTTTTTGAATAAAATATGAAGATGTTGCAAATATAATTGACATAACTAAGGAAATAATAGTAGAATATACGCCATATTTATACGGAGCTAAACAGTTATTTTTGTACATAATGAAAGTTTGTGCTACAAATACAGCACTGGTAGTGGCTCCTAATGCTACGCTTTGACTTGTTCTACCTGTATCCCACAGTTCAATCATGAGATACCAAAGAACTGTCATTGACATAACAATGCCTTGAGGAGCAGTCTTATTCTCAAGCCATTCAAACCCGGGTAATGAACACATATTAGTCGCACCACCTTTCTGCTTTTTACGGCCACCTAAGAATGGATTACCTGAATTTTCACGACCGGTGGTCGCAGTTTCGGACCTTTCACGAACAGCATCTTCTGCGAATGGATTCCTTTCAGCAGCAGCTGCAACTACAGGAGCGGCAGCGGCGGCAGCAGCAGCTGGAGCAGCTATCTGAGGTAATGTAGCTGCGGCGGCAGCAGGAGCGGTAATAAAAGGGTTAGTGGCTGCAGCAGCAGGAGCGGCAATGGCGGCTGCAATAGGAGCTGCGGCGGCAGCGGCACCTACACCAATTGCGCCAACCGCAGCTTGCGCAGCAAGTGGAAGTTTTAGAAACTGGTTTCCAAGAAAAGAAAACACACTTACAAGTGCATCAATGACTGGTTCACCTACAACCTTATTCACAATCATTCCTACTAATGCAGTAATTCCTGCGACCGAATAATGATAACTACTATTCATTAAATCCGCAATAAAGCCATATGCAAAAAGAGTGTTTGGAAGATATAGAACCATTAAAGATAAAAAGTCAAGTCCACTGTTTGGCGAAAGACTATTCAACGCACCTTCCATCCAAAGTTTATGAGTGAAAGCAGCCGAAACTACGAGAAATAATATTGCAAATATCACAGCAGAAATTCCACCGGAGTCCATTGCTTATTCTCACGATACAAAATCATGAGAAACTACAAATGAGTATCTATGGGTCAAGTTCTTCATGGGGTGACCAGTGTACAAGTTCTGAGCAAAGTCCTATTAACCTTTCTCATTCTGGTTCAAAGCCATGTGACCTTCTATGTGAGCTTACATTTGATGACGCATACATCTCTCAGGCCAATGTAATAATATCAGATGAGGGTCTAATCCTTCAGAGCCAGACTGGACTAGGAAGCTGTAAGTTTGCAGGAGAATCATATTCATGCAATAGTCTTCTAGTTACGCATCCGAGTCATCACACCATCGAAAATATCCAGGCGGATGCAGAAGTAGTTGCCATGTTTAGCAGTCCTACATCCGGAATGCTCTGCGTAAGTTCATTAGTCCGAGTAAATCCTAACCCTACATCATCTTTGCATTTCTTTAATGCATTTGTTCCATATGCGAATCCAAATACCGAGAGCACATCAATAAGCTTAGGTGAACAGTGGGGTCTTTTCATGATGGTTCCTCCAGCAGGAGCATACTATGTATATGATGGTTCAATGGTTGTTCCTCCATGCCAGAAATGTAAGTGGGTTGTCTTCAAAAATATGATTAACATTGATTCATCCGATTTTGCATTCTTGGTAAAAAATGTTATACCAGGTTCTCGCCCTATTCAACAAGTTGGTAATCGTGAAGTTTTTTTAAATGATGTTGACCAGTTACCGGGAGGACCCATGCCTCATGATGGAAAAACATATATGCGATGCAAGCGTTCTGGAAAGAAGCCCGATGTAAAACCTGTAGTTTCTGCTGGTATGCAAAATGCAAAGCGAGACGCTGATAAAAAGAAGAAGCACTGGGCTCAAGAATGGTTATCCAATCAAATCGCAGTGAATGGTTGGATGGAGATATTTAGTGTAATTATGATGATTATTTCTGTCTCTGCTGGAATCTATTATGGTTGGAGTCAATCTAAGGGTCCTTGGGGGATGTACCTAGTTCTACAGACGCAAAAATTAGCCGCATATCTGCGTTCCTTTTTTATGAAGCCAACCGCTCCTATTTTTACATCTGAATCTTCTATTTAGTTTAGCGGCGTTCATCCCAGCATGTTTGGTGCTCCTCAGTACCTCCCCATACTGTTGCATCATCATCCTCATCAACCTCTCCACCATATTTGGCTTCAAGCTCATCAAAGGTAAGCTCACGCTTCTCCTTGCGAGGCTTTCGTGTAACAGTATTCCACTCACCCTCATCGTCAACAGATTTCTTAACAGGGCGAGGCTCAAAGATTTCTTCCTCTGGCTCGGCAAAACGGCGAACATTGTGAAAGCGCGGGAGTGAAAAGCTAATTTCATGCTTCTCCTCCTGGACAACTTCATTCTCGCGGTCAGTTTGCTCTTTCCACTCGGCCGCAAGTTCATTGAACTTACGACCATCCCAGCTCATCTGTCGAGTAGCCCCGTTTCCAAGTGCAGGGAAGTTTTCCTCCGTGCGTTCAAGGCCACGTTCTGCTCGCCTTTGCATTTCTGCAAGTTCAGCCTTCTTTTCATCTTCCTCAATCTCCCATCGAGGTTTAGTATATTGCCTTCTCTGTGGGCGTGATGTACGTTGAAACGGATTTTTGGTTTCCATTGTTTGATTCTTTCTAATGTGTGGCGGTACGTATGACATTTTGTATGTAGTATATTCCACATTTTGGCATTCAAAATCCGTTTTCCATTTTCATATCGAAAACGAAAGTATTTAAGATGACTACATCTTTTAGCAAAATGACAAATGGAGTTGTTATTTCTATAAATGGTTCAATTGGAGACATTCAGGTTCCTGCAAAAACTCCTGATGTCCTAGAGTGGATTCGCAAGAAGTATAAGAATTCTGAGATTCAATTTCAAGGAAAAATTCAAGACCCTGTTAAAGATACACATTGGCTATCTATATTTGCTGCTGTGAATGGTTCGGAAGAAAATATTAATCAGCATATCCTTCCTTCTCCATTTGATGAGGAATCATATACTGGACAAATAGTAATTCTTGCCACCGAGTCTGAACAGCAGGATGAATATGATACAAATATTTCATCATATATAAATCTCAAGGCAGACCATTATGAAACTGTTTATCAAGAATGGACACTAGATGAAAGTATTTCAGATGAAGAGATTGTAGAAAATGATGACGAGGAAGAAGATGAAGTTGACATTGAAGAAGAAGAGGAAGAAGAAGTTGTAAAGGAAATTATACATGTAGCACGTCCTATTCAGACACATTCTAAAAATGTCTTTGTTGAATGTGCAATTCGTGATAAAGTCGTAGAAAACTTTGGAGAATTTGTTGATTCTCCTACGCAACTAGAAGAAGCAATACTTCATGTAGTTTGTGAGCAAGCAATTAAGGAAAACATTGAAATTGATTGGAACAATCGTGTATTCTGGAATATGTATCGTAGTCGCGCAATCTCATTTTATGAATATATGAGACGTGGCACTGATATTGACTGGCTACATAAACTAAAAGATGGAGACATTACATATCGCCAATTTGCAGAAATGAATGCAGTTGATTTATGCCCATCTATGTGGAAGAATTCAATTGAAAAGATTATTGAATCTGAAAAGAAGCTTTACGCCAAGAATGAGAATGCAGCTATCTTTATGTGGTGTTCCGCCTGCAAGAAAAAGACTAAATGCGACTATTATCAGATGCAGACTCGATCAGCGGATGAACCAATGACGACGTTTGTAACGTGTTTAGAATGTTCGAGACGTTGGAAGTTTTAGGTGTTTCTTCTACATCTTGACCATGAACTAAAATAGGGTCTAATCCATTCGTAATTTCAGGTTTCTTTACATCTGGTGTTGTTTGTCCAAATTTTTCTTTGAACTCAGCAATTATAACGTCTGGTATTTGTGGGCTTGTTTCGTTGAGTCTGTCACATTGGTCACGTATTACTTTTAGCATATCTTTTGGAGCCATGCGTTCTTCTCTTGGAAGGGCTAATTCAATGAGAATAAATCTATATACTTTTCCATATGTTAATGCGGCTATACGATGAGATTCTGAACGCTTTGACCATGCAAAAAACCCGCCTACAGTATTCATCATAGCAACACTCAAACTTGTGACTCCAATTAATATGTTTCCAATTTTGTTATCCGAAAATAGTGATTCCGACCCAATTGACCCTGCGCCCGCCAATGTTGACATTATTATCACTGGAAGGCTCAAATATGTATTTAGTTTAGTATATCGTTTTTCAGATTTATTGTGTAACCACTGAAAGCAAAGCGAACGTTCACCTTCGTCTGATAAAATACGCTCAAGCTGCTTATTCCACGTTATTTCGTGTTTACCACTCGATTCATCCATTATAATTTATGGTATTTAATTAATGGTTTGGATATATGAAAGTCCGCCTTTTACAAAACGGGAAATACGCGCATATAAATCTATACGACGCAAATTAAAGGACAAAGTTTTCACAGATAAGTTGATTAAGATAATAAGTTTATATGTTTATTTGAAACGCAGCAAATTCACTACAACGAAAGATATTATTGAATCTGCTTATTATGATAAGGCTAAAACCTTACCTATATTTGATGAGGCAACTGCTAAGAAAATCTTAAATGCATTGCATCAAAAAGGTGGCGATTCACAATATCCATTTACAGATTTAGCTGTCAAAGGTATTTTGAGAGATTATACACCATCTGAGGTTAGTGCTCCCGTAGCTTCGACATATGGGTTATTAACTGGAACTATTGATACACTGAAGAATAATATACCATTTGCCGATTTAGTAGTAGAGACAGTGCAATTAGCCTCTGAATTAGGAGTCACAGCTGCAAATGATTTGGGAGAGGTAGTTGGCGGTCCCATAGGAGCATTAGTTGTTGCGCCATTTACGGCAGTAGCAACTGGAATTTCAACAGCTTTATCAGCTGGCGAGGGAGATTTAGGAAGAGCTGTCGCTCATATGGCAAATTGGGTTCCATTTGTAGGCATTATTCTGAGTAAGGCAATCATTCAAGGAGAACGCATGGCTAAAGTATTAAAAGACCATCCAGATATAGCAAGTCTTGTTCCGTATATGACAGAATTTCACCAAACTTTACCGGTCAGCAAAGGCGGAAAGAGACTTTCAACAATGAAACATACATATACTAAATGGAGGACGCAACGCAAAAAATTCGCGACACATTGAAACAATGGATTTCATTTGATGATGAAGAACGTGAACTTCGTAAGCAGATTAAAGTTCTTAAGGAGAAAAAGAATGAGAACTCTTCTAAAATTCTAGAGTTTATGCGAATAAATGAAGTTGATAATTTTGCACTTGAAGGCTCGGGTATTGGCAATATTAGTCGAAGTGTAAGAACATCACGCCCCGCTTTAAAGCGTAATGTCATTCGTACTCAACTTCTTCTTCAGTTTGCCGACCAACCACAACGAGTAGCTGAGGTTCTTCGCGCTATTGAAGGAATCCCAGAAGGAGGCGAAGATATGTCAGTTGGCGGAACTCAGCGCGAATTACTTGTACGTAGACTTCCTCGTGAGAAGAAAACTATGCCAATTTAGCAATAGCAGATTTAGCAGCTAGTTGTTCTGCTTGTTTCTTTGTTGGCGCGCTTCCAACTCCTAAATGAGCACCATTTTCGTCTACTGCAGCCATAGTATATGTGTTTGCAGCAGAAGACAGCATGACATATTTAGGTGTATGATGAAACTTTGATTGATATAACTTCTGCAATTGTTCCTTAAAATTCTTATTATTTAAAAGTAGTTTTGGAATATTAATATACATCTCAATAAGAGAAATAATGAATGATGAAGTTACCTTATAATCATTTCCAGAATCTGTCCATAATGCACCAATAAATGCTTCCAAAATATCACCAAGCTTTTTTATATTTGTTCGTCCATTACAAATATCTTCGTTATGGCGTGAAATAATATAAAATTTATCAAGACCAATTTTTAAACTAAGAGAGCCAAGCATATCATTGCAAACAATATCTTTTTTTAAATCTGTGAGGAATCCTTCATTTTCACGAGGAAACCGTTTGAGTAAATATGTTGATACAGTTGCACCTAAAATTGAATCACCAAGGTGCTCTAATGTTTCGTATGAAGAATCAAATAGCTCTAAACAATTTGCAGGTTTATCTGCAAGCTGTGTAACTTCACCTGTAGGCGTAGTATATACATCGCGTTTAACATATGATGAATGAATCATTGCTTTTTGAAACAATGATGTATTTTGAACTTCAAAGTCACAACGATGTTTTTTAAGAATCGCTTGAATGTCTGATTTAACAAACAAGCGGTTTTTAAAGTTGAATGGGTTATAAATTATCATTTCTTATTACGATGAGTTCTTTTATTGCCACCTTTCCGTTTTACTTTCATAGTGCCTGTTTTTTCTAGTTTTATCTTTTTAGGTGTTACAACAAGTGTTCCCTCCTTTTCACTCGCAAGAATCTCTAGAAACTTACTATCAATCTTTGTAGGATTCACGCAATTCTTAAGCCCTAACATCACAACTATTCCCCCATTTATACCCTTTTTTCCAATATAATCAAGAATTGGAGCAATTTTTTCTGTTCTTATTTTTTCGATTCTATCGAGTATCCACGCTTCTCTTTGCTCCTTTGGTACTAAATCTCTTACAGAATTACACTCATTAGGGCTTATTTCTCCAAATATACTTCTAAGAATTTTATCTGTATTTTTTGAATTGAAGTGCCATGTTGGGTAATTTTCTTCATCGATACGTGTTTCTAGGAGAGAAGTTACATTCTTAGTTAAATTACAACATCTATGAGTCCAAGCATACTCTAGTTTTAGAATATTCATCTGTTCATCTGTTGGCGTATCGGATGACCTATATAAATCTAGAAAAAACATGGCCTGCATAATCGGTAGTATATGCTCGCAGCTTGGTGTCATACTTCTTATATTATTTCGCATTTCTAACCCACAAATATAACACATATCTCCTATTCTAGATTCTCCGATAACGTTGGCGCATTGCGTATCTGGTTGGTGTAATTCAAATATTTTTCTACATTTATTGGTTACTGTATTTTTCCATACGGTGACAGATTTTTCAGAAAAAAGTCTTTCCGCAAAAACACTTGGTTTATGATTTTCACATTTAGCAAGCTCTTTTGTAAAATCATCTAGTTCATTGAAAGTCTTATTTTCAAATTGTGTTGTTGTGTCAATTCCGGATATTCTACTTTGAAGTGCTATTTTAGCATCTCTTTTTGCTTGGAGTTTACGTTGCGCTTCAATTCTATCGAGTTTTGATATGACTTTATCTTGTTTAACTTTGGTAAGCAAATTCTTAAATTCTAAACCCTTTTCCGTTAATTTTTGCATGCGGGGCGAATACTTAGCCCCACCTTGTGTCTCCTTTTCAATTGGAGGAATTAAGCCGTAACTAGCTAAATCTTCAAGAATCTCTATAACTACTTCTCGTGGTGTATTCCTGAGAAATTCTCTGATATTTTTATCGTTTTCTTCAGAAATGCTAAGAGAACTTAAATGAAGAAGAGTTAGAAATCCAGCTTCAATATCTCTCACCTTTTCGTCTGAAATAACGTGTATCTCTTCATCTTTTTGAGTTTCTAGTTCCTTTAGTTCTTTCTCCAGTTTTTCAGGAATATCAAAACGTGAAAAAGAAGATGGCCTTATCAAGGCTTTACCTCCTGTATACATTGTCTAATATATAGCTTAATTATCTTCCGCAACAACACGCTCAAACTCATAGTCTTTTCCTACAAGAGAGCGCTTGCGATTCTGAACAATATATGCAGCACATTCTTGAGCAGTAGGACTTGTTGTAGAAGCAAAGTACTCCTTAGTGAGTTGTTCTAAATCTTTCTTAGAAAGGCTCCATGCCTTTGAGTATGTTTCTGGCTTTTGAATACGAATATACGAACCATCATCGTCAATTTTCAATTTATCAACTACAGAAAACTGAGGAAGCTTTACTAAATCTGACATTTCCATTTCTACAATTTTTCGTTGTTCGCGTTTTGTGTAAACCTGCTTATTAAGAACTCGAAGTTCATTATCAACATCGCGATACTGCTTGACGCATCGTTTAAGGTCATTCATTGCTTCCATCGTTTAGTGTTATATAATTTCACATCAAACATAATCCGTTTTCAAGATAATGGATGCGGATGAGGTAGAAAATTTACGAAAAGTCTATAATGAAGAGCACACGTCAGAATCTCCCATTCCTAGTGGACCTATGGGGAAAGTGTGGAATACGATTCGTCAAAGACTACATGAGAAATGTAGCGCAGGCACTGCAGAATGTATAGTAGCTCATATGCTTAAAAAATCAAAAGCTCCTGAGGAATGGGTGTCTAGTCCTGAGGAATGGTTATCTTCATTAGATATTGATAATGTTGAAAACGACTTTATGCATGTATTTGCAAAATATAAGTTTCTCGGATGCATTCCAATTGATTTTGATAAAAAGTCTCGAACGGGAAAATGTATTGTAGATTCTCTTTGCTCGATTCGTATCAAAGATTTATACGATAAAGGATTTCGTCGTATTGGTATTGTTTTTAATACTGATGTGAGCACAGGCCCAGGTCAACACTGGATTGCATTATTTGCGGATTTGGACAAGAAATATGAGCATGCACGAATTACATATTTTGATTCTTATTCAAAGGCACCTGAGCCCGAAATTCAGCGTCTTATGCGTAGATGGAAAGAACAATGGGATTCATCAAAAGTACACTCTAAGCCCACTGAACTGTCGTACAATAAAACTGCTCATCAACATGAAGATTCCGAATGTGGAATGTATTGTTTATATTTTCACTGGTGTTGTCTTGTAGGTGTTCCTTTAGAAAAGAGAGTCCCCGATGAAGTTGTAAGAAGTTTTAGAGGCGTGCTATATAGTATTGGTAAGAAGTAATGGAATGGATACAACAGAATGTTTCTCCTACTATGCAGTACATTATACTAGCTGTGTTGATTATGTGCATCGCATATGCACTTTGGGTTTCATTAACACCATCGGGAAATAAAGCAATTGCAAAGGCTCAACCTATTTTTAAGACATACTCAAAAGTTACAAAATTAGCACCACTAGGATGTCCTCAACCTACAAACTATAGGTTATGCGATTTCTATGCTGCATCATCATCATATTCTGTGTTTCCTGGCGCAGATGTGTATGATTATATTAGTGACAAAATTATTCCCATGGCTATAAAAGCTGGCGTGCGTCTTGTAGAATTAGATATCTATTCTGATGTAGATGATAAGCCTGTTGTTGGATTAAAGAATCAAAAATTAGGAACAGATTACGCGTATAATACAGTCCCTTTTGATGCATGTTGTGCAGCTATTGGGCAAAATGCATTTAACACAATTGCATCACCAGTTTCGTCCGACCCATTTATTTTAAGCTTAGTGTTTCATACCGAGAAGACAAAAACAATTAATGCAGCCGCAGAAATATTAAAAACATCCGCATGTCGCCCATATATGCTTGACTCGCATTTTAGCTATACTCGCAAAAACCTCGCAATAGAACCGGTATGCAATCTTCAGAATAAATTGATTATAGTTTCGGGAGGAAGTGCTGTAAAAGGTACTCTATTTGAAGAACTGGTGAATCTTTCGTGGTCATCTTCTCATCTACGCAGAATGACATATACGCAGGCATCTCAGCCACATGACCAAGATGAATTAATTGATTACAACCGCAATAACATTACAATGGTTGTTCCTGATATTGGAAATGATTTAGTTAACTATAATCCTCAAATCTTATTTACATTTGGCTGCCAGTGGATTATGATGAACTATGGGTCAATTGATACGATGATGGAATTGTATATTGGAGAATTCCAAGAAAACAGTATAGTTCTCAAACCCGCTGCACTTCGACCCCTCAAGCCCAAAAAATACAAGAAGCCAACTATGCCTGACCCAGCTGTATCATTCCAACCTTTGAGCCATACATCACCAATATATACGGTCACGGTGTGATAAAATGTTTGCGTTAAAACAAAATGAGCAAGTGGCTAACTCACGTAAAGGCAACAATGAAGACAATGAAGGCGGAGAAGAAGTCTATGGGTAAGAAGTGGTTCTCCCATGTCCTAAAGACGGCAAAAAAGACATACCACAAGAAGGGTGGTGAGGAGAAAGAGGAGATGCCCGCCACGTCTGCACCTGCGGCTATGCCTACGGAAGGTGCTGGAAAGAAACGTCGTGGTGGAAAGACTCGCCGTCACCGCAAGTAAGTTAGCTATCTACAAAAAAATTGAGTATAAGTAACATATAAAGACAAATGGGTGGTGGTTTATTACAACTAGTTGCCTATGGTGCTCAAGATGCATACCTCTCCGGAAACCCCCAAATTACATTTTGGAGAGGACTGTTTAAGCGCCACACGAATTTTGCAATGGAGCCGTTTCGCGTCAACATGACAGGACAAGCCGCCTGGGGGACAAAGCACTCAGCCGTTCTTGGTCGCCATGCAGATCTCGTATCTTCAGCATACATCGAGGTAGAGCTTCTTGATGACTCTGGCACGCTAGTTTATACTGATAACGGGCGCAGGTCCGCATTTAATTTGCTCGAGTATGCGGAGCTTGATATTGGTGGTCAGATTATTGACCGTCAATATGGTGAGTTTTTATGGCTATGGAGTCAGCTTGCATATACCAGTGACCAGCGCACTAACATGGACCGAATGGCCAAGACGCTTGACAGCACCAATGGAACATGTGACCCCACTACTGGACGCCCCTTCCGTAATAATATTACGTACATTCCTCTACTCTTTTTCTTCTGCCGCAATCCAGGAGCTGCTCTACCGCTAATTGCTCTTCAGTACCATGAGGTAAAAATCAACATTCTTTGGAACAAGGTTCGCCAGATTTTCACGAGCGGTGTAAGCTCTTCTGGCCCAGGCCAAGCGAACTTGCTAATCGATTATGTATACCTCGATGTAGAAGAGCGCCGGCGAATGGCACAGGAGTCTCACGAATATCTCATTGAACAGACACAGTATAACGAGGATAAGGGACTAACATCTGCTCAGAATCGTATTGATTTAACTTTCAATCACCCTATAAAGGAACTCATCTGGGTAACTCAATACTCATGGAGACGCAACTGCACAATTGCTCCTCCCGCTACGCTAAGTATATCTCCTCTCACGTATGATGCCCTAATTCATGAGTGTTCCCTTCAGCTCAACGGGCAAGACCGTGTGCCATCTCTACCCGGAGCATACTATGCCGCAGTACAGCCTTTCCAGCACCACAGTGGTATCGGGTTTGCCGATGGTGACAATGGATATGGCGTTGCTACTCCCGCTCCCACAACTGACACGCGAAAGATGGCAGGAGGTGTCTACATGTATTCATTCGCAATCAAACCCGAAGAGCACCAACCTTCTGGCACCTGCAACTTCTCCCGAATTGATACCGCAACACTAGTATTCAGCGTTGATGGTAAGAAGCAGGTATCTAATACTGATGTATATAATGCTGATATCCGTGTCTACGCTATTAATTACAACATTCTACGCGTAATGTCTGGCATGGGTGGTCTTGCTTACAGCAATTAAACATGGTAACTAAAATCAATGAATTAAATAATGGATGTTGACAAACTCCTTATAGTCGCTCATCCAGATGATGACGTCTTATGGGGAGGTATTAACCTAATAATGGAACCTGGGTGGTTTGTAGTGTGTGCCTCACATCTAAGCGACCCTATACGCTCACTTGAATTTTATCGCACTATGTCATTTTGCAATGTAACTCGTTACGTGATGTATGATGTTAAAGAAGAATATACGGATGACCCGTCCGAGTCAGATAAACAATTTTATGGAAGTCCCTTTGAACATGGTTTAACACAATTAGCAAAACATCCTTGGAAACTAGTTCTAACGCATAATGATATTGGAGAATACGGGCATGAGCATCATCGGACAATTCATCGGTTGGTAAAGAAACATTTTCCAGAAATAAAAACATTCGGTGTTGATTCTAAATTAACCGACTTACAAATTGAACTAAAGCGTAATCTTTTGGTATTCTATTCAAAAACACAAGATATTTGCAAAAAAATTTATAACAAAAAAGGAAATACTCTAAAGCCACGTGAACGTTCACATTTTTTTAATGAACCAGTTTATGTTTCTGTAAAACGTGAAATTCCAAAAGTATTTCATCAGATATGGTTTGGTCATGCTCTTGATAAAACATCAGTTCGATATAACCTAATGAAGGGCGCAAGAGACTGTGCTGAAAAAAATGGGTTTATTTATAAGTTATGGACGAATGATGACCTGAAGATAGAAATGCTACCTATTACTTATACCTATATTCAACAATCTATGGAAGTTGGTGAAGAGTTAGGACAATCTAGATATGCACAAGTTGCGGATTTAGCACGATATGAATTACTACACAGATTTGGCGGTATTTATATGGACTCGCTTTTTGAAGTGAGCGATGAATTTTTTAAGTATATTGAAAAACATAAACATTTTGAGCTAGTTACTGCAAACGAAGACCCGTGCGGACTCAAATGTAAGGGAGGTTCAGGACACTATATTTCTAATGGATTTTTTGCATGTGTTCCCGGATGTATTGTTCTAAAACGTCTTCTTCATCCAGTAACTTTGGATGATATTGATTTCTATAATGTTCGTATAAATACTGAAACTGGACCATATTTTTTTCGTAAAGGAATCAAGCCACGTGACAATGTACATATCATTGACACGGAGAAGATATATCCTTTTATGGTGAATGACTCCGAATACCGACCTGCTCAACCAAATCAATGTATTACTGGAGATGATAAACTATTGCATGGCTGCCTAAAGAAAAAATACCCTAAATCATTGGCAGTGTATCAGAGTGGATTTGGAGGTTCCTGGAGTTGGTAGGTTACCTTCATCTTTTCAAGATATAGAATAGCATCCATGAGTTCCTCCTGCATATGATTCACCCAATCTAAAAATGGTGCATTATTCGCCTCCAATGTTGTATTGTATTTTTTCTGACCTAATTCAGACCGTTGCTGAAATTTTGCAATAACAGTTTGAACGATTGGGTCCATTTTATTTAGTTATGTCTACTGTATTTAGACGCCATAGTAGAGAATATCACTTAGTTCTAGAAACATAAACTGGATAATATCACCATATACATCTTCCGGATTTTTTGATAACTTAATACAGTTTTTTAGATCAGCAACATTCCATTCAGGATGGAAATGACCAAGCTTATCATATATACGGTCAATAAATGATAGTCCGCCGTCGTAGTCTGCCATGTGATTATTGTAGAAATAATCAATTGTTAAAAGATCACTCCATTTTGGATTACTTGTATCAAACTTTTTAACGAATGCTGACACCTCCTCAGAGGTGTATATTTTGTATTTATCTGCCACATACATATTACAACCTAATATTTGTATCAAGTAATTTCATTTTCTACCACTCCATTGCAATATCTTCCATGCGAACACCTCCCTGCTCTGCATCCTTTCTATCCTCTGCATCTACTCGCGCATTTGCAGCTGCAAGATCCGCTTCAAACACTGATAGGTCTTCTTCAGTTCCTTCGGGGAGCTTTGACTCGTCAACTAGAATATCTACAAATCCAGTACCACAAGGAGGTTTCTGTCCGAACATAATATTTGCAGACACACCCTTCATGTTATCAAAGTCAGCAGAAAGTGCGGCATTAAATAGAATCTTAGACGTCTCCTCAAATGAAGACTTGGCCAGAACGCCATTCTCACCCTTATTCATTCCGAATCGGTTAGCCTCCATAATACGTCCTAAGTAGGTCATTGTATCTACAAGTGTAATCATATGATGATAATTCACTGATTCGCCACCAGACTTAAATACTTCCATGAACTCTTCGTAGAGAGCCACACGGACTGCCTCAATTCCAAAGACGTCTAGAATTTCATGAATATCATTTGACCAGTTACGCAGAGGGTCAACATTTGGAACTGTAGCAAGGTCAAGAAGATTTGTTCCTTCGGCATCAAGTACATATTGCTTCTGAGGAGTATATCCTCCGACCTTTTCATCATATATGAGTTCATCATTCACTTCACGAACAAATACGCGTCCGATTCCTTCTACGCCTCGTAGCACAGTATCGAGAAGCTTGTCTTCGATAAAACGAAGAGATAGAGCATTCTTCACCATATCTGACCCAAATACGATTCGAAGAACCATCTTATCTGGAGAATTCGTATCCGTATGAACACAACTAAATACGCGAAGAACCTTATTATTTTCAACTTTTGTTTGAATGAGTGTCATATCAATGATTTGGCGAGCAGCCATTTCCATCGTATCTAGCTCAAGTCTCATAATCCAAGGAGATACACACGTATTTCCTTGCGTTACCGAGAACTTCTCGTATGTTTGTAAAATTTCACGGTCTTCTTGAACTGCTGTATTTGTTGAAAGAGGGTTTGGGTCATGATAAATTCTAACAGACTTAGTGATATCCCGGAGTGTAGTTTTCTGAATATCTTTCATCTTTGAAATGACTGCTACTTGTGAACCAGCAATGCTTGGGTCGAGATAGATAATGTTACCAGGATTCTTTGGATTGTGTGATGCACCGAGAAGTTCTACAATACGAGGAACTCCGGCAGTAGCATTTGCCTTAGCTGTGCCAGCAGAGTGAAACGTGTTGAGTGTAAGCTGAGTAGTAGGCTCTCCAATCGACTGGGCTGCAAGCGTTCCCACCATCTCACCAGGATGTACACGACTCTTGATATAGCGAAAGCGAATCTCCGTGAGGAGTTCATCAAACATTGCCTGACTGAGACGCATTTTAATAATTGACTTTTTGGGAGCCAAGTAGTATCGCAACAGAATATGAAATAGCTTATTGTGTTGAATCCATGCTTGTGAAGAGAACTTTTCTAGTTCGGCGACAACATATTCAGGTGTTAAATCAGTTTTAGTTGCATATGGATTATTAAACTTCTCACAAAGGCGCTTAAGGGGAACAGGTGACATTACCGATGAACCTTTCTTAAACCGAAATACATTCTTAACAAGTGAATCTCGGTCACGAAGTAGCTGCTCAGTTAAGTCAGGCGGACTTTCACCAATCGCACCATTTACCACGGCTTCAAAATCAGCCTTTGAAGCACCAAACTCATGATATAGTTGTTCCATTGACATTACAGGTAGCTCGATTGGCTGATTTTCAGTATAAACACTATCTACACCATCTCCGCCATAGTGATGTTGGAATATGGAACCATTCACATTACGAACAGTACCGTCATACGCAACATGCAGGTCTTCCATTGTTTTAACAAGACGGCGCTGAATGTATCCTGAATCCGATGTCTTTACTGCTGTATCAATAAGACCTTCACGTCCACCCATTGCGTGAAAGAAGAACTCGGCAGGGCGTAGACCAGTAATAAAGCTGTTCTCTACAAATCCGCGTGATTCCATACCGTCATCAAACTTTGTAAAATGAGGAAGTGTGCGGTCCTGAAGCGTATACTGAATACGCTTGCCTGCTACCTGTTGTTGGGCAAGAAGACCCAACATTTGTGTAATATTGAGTGCAGAGCCCTTAGCTCCGGAATCAACCATTTGAACCATCCGATTCGTCTTAGGAAGACTCTTCATTGACTCATCGCCGATTGTAGAAGCAACCGCTTTCAATGCATTTAAAATTTGATTTTCAAGTTCCTCTCCATCAGGACGTCCGCTCCCATTCAGAAATTTACCTGAGTGAATATCCGATAAAATATCAGACACCTTCTGGCGACCTTCGGCAAGAGTACGCTTGATTACCTCGTCAGTTTCCTTATTTGTTGCAAGGTCAGATGGTCCAACCGAGAAACCTGTGAATAGATTATATTTTGTTACAATATTCTGAATATCATTGATAAACTGACCTGCACGCTCAGGTCCAAAATCTGAATAAATCATGTGAACAAGACCCTCTGTGGTAGAAGCAAATGCCCCCTTATTAAGGATACCCTTTACAAGTTTACCATTTTTTACAGTAACCTTACCTGCAAAGTCAATCGCAGGAAGAGCACTCGAGATTACATCTTGACCCGATAGGTTCTTATTTTGGCGAATGTATGTTGAAAGCGGTTTCTTCATACGTGCCAGAATATTCATCGCAATGTGTTCGGGAATGAGAACTTCTGGTTGAGAAAGACGATAAATTCCAGTTTGCGTATCCTGAAATACTGAGATAATTGCTGCGTTTGTACGAGGTGATACAATCTGACGTAGAACACTTGCAAGATACTTGATTTCTGATGCTGCAGCGATACTTTGCGGCACATGCATATTCATTTCGTCTCCGTCAAAATCAGCATTGTATGGCTTTGTGGCGGAAACATTAAGACGAAACGTTGAGTATGGTAGTACGCGAACGCGGTGACATTCCATAGACCCCTTGTGAAGAGAAGGCTGGCGGTTAAATAGTACTACATCGCCGTCTACAAGGTGACGGTGTACAATATCACCATCCTTTAGGTCAATAAGTTCTGGGTTTACATATTTGAGTGAGATAGGACGCTGGTCGTCTCGAAGAAATACTGATTTTGCGCCAGGATACTTTGCAGTTCCATTACGAATATATGTCATTAGCCGGTCACGGTTGTAACCGGTAACTACTTCTGGAAACGTAAGATTCATTGCAATTTCCTCAGGCACTCCTAGTTCATCCACATCAATATTTGCATCAGGTGTAATCACTGAACGAGCAGAGAAGTCAACACGCTTACCCATCAAATTACCACGAACACGCCCAGTCTTTGCGCCAAGACGAGATTTTAGTGTCTTAAGTGGACGACCGGAACGCTGAGCAGCTGGAGGAAGTCCCTTGATATCATTGTCAACATAGGTAGCTACATCAAACTGCACGATATCAGTGTACTTATCAATAACATCCGCCGAATCACCCTTATCAATCTTATCGCGAAGACGCTGATTATTACGAACAATATCAATAAGCTTATGTGTTAAGTCATCTTCCATTCGCTGGTTATCATCCATAACTACAGAAGGCCTAACCGTAAGCGGTGGAACTGCTAGTACAGTGCAAATCATCCAGTCGGGTCTACTAAATTTAGGATTGAACCCGAGTAGAGTGATATGACGATTAGACATACGCTGAAAGCAACGAAGTACTAATTCGGGCTGTAGAGGTATCTTGTCTGCTTCTTCATCATACGTGACTGCTTCAAGAGTTGCTACAGTATTTTCTACTTTCTCAATTTTCTTAATAACTGGTGACTCACAGTGAATGCATGATGAAGTTGATTTGAGTTCCTTTGTCTTATATGCAGCTGTGCGCTCACGAACAGCATTAAAACGGTCCATTCCAGTAAACTTTGCCTCAATCTTTTCAAGTTCTTCGTCTGGAACATATGGGTTGCTGCAATTCAAACATACAGTCTGTAGAATCTTTTGAACAGTATCTAGAAACTGGTATAGATATACCGGTCGTGCAAGAGTAATATGGCCAAAGTGTCCCGGGCATAGAAGATTTGTTTGCTTACATGTGGGACATACCTTACCATTCTCAATAACTCCAAATCGAGAATCAAATACTCCGCCCGGAACAGGAAGTTGTGCTTGATAAGTCTTGTCAGTGATTACTTCAACAACACTGCGAGACAGAATCTCTTCAGGGTTGGCGATTCCAAATTGAACTCCGATAATTGTATCACCCATTCTTGTTATTATATTGAATGTCTTTAGATTGTTCCATTTTCATTGTAGCATAATACAAATGCCTCGAAATATTATTTTTACACCTGTTTCTCGTCCGGCACAACCAGCTCCAGCTGTTCAACTAACATTGGCACCTAAAGTAATACTAGCATCCGCTGCGCCCGTGTCATCGTGTATGGGTTCACGATAATTTAGGAAGTATACATAAATGCCTCTAATTCTTCCCAGAGCATCCTTTAGACCCAATGCTCGCGTCACACCTTCTACTTCTAGTGCTCCTGATGCAAAGGTACAAGACGTTATCATTGAGGTTTCTAAAGTTTCTGTGGATATTCCGGAGGTTCCCGTAGTTCCCGTAGTTCCCGAGGTTCCCGTAGTTCCCGTAGTTCCCGAGGTTACTGTAGAGGTTCCCGTAGTTCCCAAGGTTACTGTAGAGGTTCCCGTAGTTCCTGAGGTTCCCGTAGAGGTTCCTGAGGTTCCTGAGGTTCCTGAGATTACTGTAGAGGTTGCTGAAAAGGAAGAGGAGGACAAGGAAGAGGAGGAGGAAGAGGAGGAAGAGGAGGAAGAGGAGGAATTATAACTTATATGTAACTTTTAGAGTTTCGAGCCAGAATTCATCATCATTTAGAATTTCGATTACAAGAGCTTGTGGGTATTCTGTTGCTAACCGCGCACTCCACTGTTCAAATTCAGGGCCCATGCGGTTTCTAAATTTGCCCTTATCTTTAATTTTTGAAATAGTAAGCTCACGATATACTTGATGAGTAAATTGCTGAGTCATATATGAGTCCTCACTTTCATCTTTTAAATTTCCAACAATTTCATACCACTTATCCATTGCTTTTTCACATAGAATAATAAGATGCCAAAGTTACGTCTAAAGACAGTTCGCAAGTCTCATAAAAAGGAGAAGAAGTGGGATGCGGTATTTGAGAAAGAGAATGGTAAGGAAAAGGTAGTTCCATTTGGAGCACATGGAATGTCCGACTTTACAAAGCATAAAGACACTCGCAGAAGGTCACTTTATTTAAAGAGACATTCTGGAATGGGAGAGCATTGGAATAAACCGGATACTCCTGGCGCGTTATCAAGATGGATATTATGGAATAAGCCATCATTTAAGGCGTCGTTATCTGACTTCAAAAAACGCTTTGATTTATAACAATGGAATGCTGTTCGCCAGATGTTGGCGATTGTCAGAAATGTCATCCCAAAATGTGGATGACAACTAACCAAAGTTGGATATCATGGAAACCAATACATAAGAAAAATAGAAAAACAAGGCGGAAAACTGATTTACAACGAAGGAGAAGAAAGTAGAGTAGTAGCATGGCCGAGTGGTTAAGGCGCAGGTCTTAAGAACCTGTGGAGCAATCCGCGTGGGTTCGAACCCCACTGCTACTATAACGCTAATAATTCAGTGGTAGAATATGAGTTTTCCAAACTTACAACATGGGTTCGATTCCCATTTAGCGTAACTCCGATATCGGAATAAGACTTGGTTAAGTCATCAAAATAACCAAACTCACCGGCATAGCTCAGTTGGTAGAGCATGTGGCTTTTAACCACAGGGTCGTGGGTTCGAGCCCCACTGTCGGTATCTTTGACTCATTAGCTCAGTTGGATAGAGCACCCGCCTTCTAAGTGGGAAGTCTCGGGTTCGAGTCCCGAATGAGTCTCTGGCTCTTTAGCTCAGTGGTTAGAGCACTCGGCTGTTAACCGGGGGGTCGTAGGTTCAATCCCTACAAGAGCCGTATAATTCCAAAACTATCGAATAGGAACCACTTTCGTGAGAAATTCATTCCACGAAAGTGTTTTTTCACTTTCAAAGTACATTTTTGCAATCCGATTAAAAGATTGAATATAGAAGAATGCCACAGTTCCAATTACATAAGGATACCAATATTCCATTAATATAGCTTAAGACGAAGATAAGGATACTTCAAACGACGATTTCTAGTTGCTTGAACACCTCCAAAAAAATTATATTCAAATGTAGAAAGCCAAAATCGATATCTTGATTGCTCAGTTATAGCTCCAATATATTCCGGACCTTTTGCTTTTGCAATTGCTCTTGCTTTTCCCTGAAGTTTTGCAAGGCAGCTTAAAAAATAATTCTTTTTTTCTGCGATATTTAATTCGATTCTGCGCTTTTCAATAAATTCTTTTACATCTTTTTTTAATTGCGTAATTGCTTCATTTAGTTCTTCACGAATCGCATGATATTCATTTGACAGAAACTTAATATCATCATCTTTTCGTAGCTCAGCAACAAGTTTTTTTACGAGACCCTCTCGAGTAAGCTCTTGCTTAGGAGTCTTGTTCTTGTTACAGTTAGGACACTTCTGGTTCATGTGTGACAAACACTGAATAATGCATCGTGTATGATATGCGTGCCCACATTCAAGTTTAAAACACGTATCTGTATTATCTCTCTCGTCTTCAAATGACTTCATATCCATCCTTTCAAAACATATTACACATGGGTCTTCCATAAAAATGGATTTATTAAATGTAATCTAGTAATCTGTAAGTAGTAAATGGACAATTTACCAAAGACACGCAGGGAAAGCAAGAAAGATCAGAAAGAGAAAGGCAAGGGAAAAAGTATTTACACTGCAAAGCATATTCGCATGACAGAAACTTTGCGAGAGAAGAATAAGAAATGAAAGGCGATTTTTTAGATAAGTTTGTTAGCTCTTTCAAATGGAAGATTGGTAGTTTTAACATTCTTCCTATCGTATTCGGTGTTGTGATGGCTGCGCTCGATATTGGTATGATGGGAATAGCAAAAATCACTCATCAAGGTAAACTTCCTTATTTGAGTGGTCTTGCGCTTTCAACACTTATTTATGCCCCTCAACCGTACTTATTTCTCAAGGCCATGAAGTTTGAGAATATGACAGCTGTAAACCTCATATGGAATATGACAAGTGATATTATGGTAACACTTATGGGTATTTTCTATTTTGGTGAATCAATCGCTGGGTTACGTTGGGTTGCAATTATAATGGCTTTATTCTCATTAGGCCTTTTTGCTTATACCGATAAAGATTGACGACGTGTGATACGTCTACCACCACCTTGAGGTTTACGGCATGTTTTTCCATGTTTACATTTGCTTCTAAAACTCTCGACTCTCTCAATAGAAATCTTTGTAAATCCATTCATCCATTCAGGATAGGCTTTAAAATTTGGAGGATTATTGGAATAGTATTCGTTAAATAAGGGATATGCCTTTGATAGATTATGTAAAAACTTCTTTTGAATTTCTATTTTTCGTTGAGTTGGCTTAAAGTTTACTGCAATAGAAAGCAAAAACTCTTGCCCTACTAGGTCATCCAATGAGAGTTTTTCAAACTTATTTTTAATTTCATCAAATGAAGGGTCTGGACCAGGATTAACAACTTTTGGGTCTTTTGAACATTGTGAACGTAATTTATGATTTACCATATTATGAATTTCATATAACCACTTTGCAGGATTATGGCTGTCATACGGATGATTTTTGACAAATCGCCGTGTAGAATTTCTACAGAACTTACATGGTAAAACCTCAGCTATATGTTTTAGCACTTCAGACGGGTGTTTAGAATGAGATGCTATCCGATGGAATAAATCCCATCCAGATGGTCCCCAGAAACGAGTATCCATTACTAAATGTCAACATGAAAAAGAAATATTGTTACTTGAACAAAATGGACGGGTCTACTAGTGTTTTAACTATTGCGGTTGGCTTGTATGTAGGTATGTCTCTTGCCCAGTTTTTTACGGCAATCACACGTGACCTGTTTACACCATTTCTAGCTGCTCTCTTTCCTGGAGTACAGGCATCAATTGACAAGTTTGTAGTTCAGATTGGGCCTGTAAAGCTAAATATTGGAGATGCTATTGCTGCAACTGTCAATCTATTGATTGCATGGCTTATTGTTTCGATTACTCTTCCCTACTTAAAAACATATGCTCCTATTGGAGGTCGTCGTTAAATTCTGAGTGTTGAATAAAGATGAATAGTATTTCTGATTTCTTCCATTCTGCAGTTAAAAAGGTAACCGGAAAGACTCCTCAAGAGCATGCTGATGCTGTAAAAGCTGCTCTCAGTCTTCCTGCTGCTGCAGTGAATGATGCGGATTCAGCAAAAGCACTCGGAGCTGCACCAGAGGCTGCCGGAAAAACAATGACAGGTGGTCGCCGTCACAAGACTCGTAAAGCTGGAAAGCGTACTAAGACTCACAAACGTCGTTAATTTTCCATTCTAAACGACGTCCAACCTCCTTTGTGATACTTTCCAAACTGAGCTTCAACTCTCTTTTCCATATCAGACGGAGATAGACGAATATCATTATCCGACATCCATTGCTTAAATGCACGCTTCAAGGATGTCTTATCAACTGGTATAATTTCATCACCCTCGCGAATAGTAAGTAACTTGTCACTAATGAACTTGGCGATACCGTCATTATCATTACGATACTCAGAAGTATACTCTAGAACAGCATCTGGAGCAGGTAGTTTACGAAGTCCCTTACCATCTTTCAAAATATGAACAAGGTAGTTAAGAAAGGGAGTCGCCCATTCCTTTGATTGAACTAGAAACTGTATTGACTCATCCATTGGAAACTCGTTTGATTCTACGGGTTTAGGAACAAACTTTGACTTGAAGTTAATAACAACTAGGCGACGCCATGTACCACCATCAGTTGTATTAATCTTTGGCTTATCATTACATGCAAGATGAAACTTAGCTTGAACCTCAAACTCTGTTCCGGACTTAAATAGGTCACGAGCATACATCTTTTCTCCAGAAGTAATCTCCTTCATGAGACCAGTATTCAGTGCAATTGACTCATCTGGCTCTTGCATAGTTACAAATCTGCGTCCCTTCAATCGAATAACTTCTGGAGCTGCGTTTCCCGAACCCTTACGCTTTTGCGTAAAGAGCGAGATAGGAACAGTACATGCGTAGTCTCCAAGAGCAGTAGACGTTAAATTCATAATCATTGATTTACCATTTGAACCGGAACCGGTCATAATGTGAAACTTTTGCGCTGTATTGCCTCCTATCAGGTTTGTAGCAAGATGCTTCATAAAGTAGTCTCTAACCTCGTGGTCTGGCAGAACCTGTTTTACAAATGTGTCTACCTTTGGCCATGCGTCATATTCATAATATGGGCGTGCAGGGTCGTAATCAATTCCTGTACTGAAGGATAGGTAATCCTCTGGCTTTCCATCTCGAAACTTAAAATCATCAATAAGCTCTAGAACACCATTGTTAAATGCAATAATATCTTTGTTAGAATCTAGTTTCTTAACAAACTCTTCATCAAAGAAGAATTCTCTACAGTCTTTCATCAAACTTTCCTTGAACTTTACAGTTTTCAGTTTAGTGAAAACTGCATTTAATGATGAACGCTTTCTTTCTTCTTCGCAATAAGCGCATACTCCGCAGTCACCTTTTCCTTCTCCTGTACACGAAGTTAATCCCATATTTACCATTTCGGTTCCAATTCCATTTACTTTCTTAAGAAACATACCTGCGATTTCTCTGGAGAGTTTTAGCTGTAAGTCGACACCTCTATCAGTCTCTTTCCAAATGTGTCCCGCCCATCGATACCACGCATTCTTTCCAAAATCGCAGCAGATATAATAGTCGCGAAACTTTGCATGAATAACTGCAGCTACATCATGTTCTGTTCCAGAACAAGCCGCCATAATAAGTCGGTCTACATTCGTAGACTCGATACGGTCGTATTCTGGTCGATTATCCTCACGAGACCAGTAACGCAATGTTCCTTCTCCTAGACGGTCACCATCATTACGAAATGTCAATGAGTTCCACTTAGAAATGCAATCTGCTTCGTTATACTTTGTCTCATCTTGTGAGCTAAAATCTAGAAAGACGTCAAGTAGCTCTGGATGAATATTATGTAGACAGATTCCCACTTGAACCCAAGAATTATAATCGGAGAATCTTTCCTCTTTCAGATTCATGACATGGTCCTTGATATAATCCTTTCGCTCTGGGTCGAGAGGTTGCAGAATAATACGACCGGTAGGCGAAGATTCGCGTGAACTGGCTTTCTCGCCACGTGTTGTTGGACGCCCACGTCTTGGAAGAACAGCTGAGCCTCCTGAAATACGAATATCACCTTCTGGCTTATTTAGATTTGCGTAGATAGCCTTTCCTTCTTCAGTCATAGGTGTTTCATCGGAATCATCACGAACAAGAGACAAAGTTCGCATGATGGGAACAGAAATGGGAGGAATATTTTCAATCAATTTAAGAGAGTTCTTCTGTGAATCATATTGCAGAATGTATGCTGTCAAATATGGTAAAGAGTTTGGGTCATTCTTGCGAGAACCATAAATAGTCCATGGAACTGAGCGGTTTACAACACCTTCATCATAAATCTTCTCCCATGTCTCTGAAAGAGGAAGACTGCTGAAATAGGTTCCCATGTTCTTCAAAAGATTACGACGAACACGTTGTTCTACAAACTTATGTGTGCAGACTTGAGGAACTACAATATGAATTCCAGACTTCATACGATTCTTCTTTGAGTCGAGAGTTGGCTTACGCTTTTCCATAATATAAATATCTATTACACCAGGTAGTTCCAAATAGTTTGCAACTTCATTCATATATGCCTCACAGAAGCTAGTTACTTGCTCTCGAGTATGAAGATGCTTTTGAACTTCATTTCCATAAATGAAATCAAAATCAACCCGAAGAGGACCAATATCTGATGACTTTTCAGTTAAGTATTGCTTCTCTTGGTTAATGATTTCTTCAACATAAAGACCATAAAACTGGTCTTTGTGTTCTTCGGGGATGAAATACTTTCCACCCCTGAGCGATGTATGCGTCCATAGACTATCTGCCTTGTGATTGTCCAGAAACTGCTGTAGAGTGATATTTTGGGACATTCGTGTTGAGAGTGAAGATAAATAGTTAGCGGTTATTCCGTTTTGAACGCATGACTTAAAAATGGATTTATTCTTAAAAATAGAGTTGTCTTTGGAAGAAGATGTTACAAAAATTAATTAAATCTTACGCAAGCAGGTGGGCAAATGATTTGTTGATGGAGCGAACCATAGGAATCGCTACAAAGAATTCATTGGCATTTAGCGATATTTCAAAATTTGGCGAAGTATTATGTTCGCTCTTAACTGGAATGTATGGAAAAGGAGGTGGTGGAAGTGGACATGATTTAAGCAACGGAAGATTTGCTGCAGAAGTAAAAACAGTTTGTTGGTGTCAATCATGGGAATGTAAAACTTGTAATAAGAAGACACCGTGGACTTCAACAAAATGCATACATTGTGATTCAGTTGAACTTCGAAGGATAAAGGATTCACGTGCTGGAATAAAGGCAAAAACACACATAAAATATGCAGATGTCCTGAAAGAGTATTATATAGTATTAATTGATTGGGTGCTTGGCGATGAATATGTTGTAAAAGTATGGGAGATTGATTCGGCTAATCCATACTTTGAAACATATATCAAAAACCAAGCAGAAAACGGGAGTCAGGATACTTGTAATATGATACCTGGAGCATATGATTTTCACATGTCTAGTCCTAAGCTAATCTATGAGGTTAAACTATGGTTGGATAATGAACCTAGATTTGAAACTCGTACACATGATAAGATTGAAGATGTACCAGTTTCGATTCTAAATAAAGAAGAAAAGGAAAAATTCCCTGGTTGTGTTTTCATACCTTATGAGGAAGCATGTGCTAAATTAGGTTTGAGAAAGAAGAATCTTGGTAAGCCAAGAGGTGAAACATCTAGATGTCTGTAAGTTTCTCGTAATACTTCTTATCAAGTTCACAACCAATATAAGAAATACCCATCCTTCTACAAACTCTTGCAGTCTGCCCTGAACCCATAAATGGGTCTAATACAATATCTCCAACTTCGGAAGAACATTTGATAATTCGCTCGATTAACACGGCAGGTTTTTGAGTTGGATGAATTCTTCCCTTTTCTTGAAATGAAATATCATTCCAAACATCAGTTAACCCACTCGGAAGATTAAATTTGAATACATAGTCATCATATTTCCAATCAAGATTTAGTATAGGAACTAGTGAGTCCCAATCTTCACGAGTAGGATATTGAATATTCTGCTGGCGAATTCCTGCAATCGTGGACCACTTACCACCACCATTTGTTGCTTTTCCCAGAGCAGTATTAATCTCTAATGGCGTCTTATTAGATTCCTTCATCTTATCTTGCAAATATTTTTTTATGATACTTCGAGATTCCTTATGAAAGTAAACAATATATTCAGTTACAGTTGGAAACATTTTTAACTTTGAGCTTACGCGTCCAGCAGCTGATTTCATGCCCTTATCAATAGTAATATGTTGACGATAAGTGAAACCATGTTTTTCGAATATCGGAATAAGATATCCAAGTTGATATGCCATACCAAATAGCCAAACAGATGCCGAGTGTTTCGAAACTCTTGCCATTTTCTGCACTAGTCCATCCATCCATGCAAGGTAATCGTCAAATGTTTTCCACTGTTTATCCCATTCTTCGTCTACAACTCTATAGTAGGGTGGGTCTAGAACAAATGTATTAACAAATCTATCTGGAATACTATCGAGATAAGATGAAGCATCCAAATTTGCAATATGATTAATCAAATCGTGATTTTCTATCGTGTCTTTATTTTCTACGTGTTCGTCAACTTTCGTTTCAACAATAGTATTCTTGCACGGAGTCTTTCGATTTTGGTGATTTTCCAAAAGACTTTTCTGTTTGAAACTTCGCTGACAATTTGAACAGGTATAATTTACCATTTAATCAAGCATTCAACGCTTGATATAAATTATCCGTTTTGTAAAACGAATTTATCTAAACAAAACTATACTAAGAATACAATGAAATTCTGTCCTGCATGTCGCAATATGCTCTTTGGAATTGACGAAGATACCGTAGACGGAAAGAAAGTGGCAGTTCTTTCCTGTCGTAAGTGTTCATATAAGGAGCCTGTAAGTGCAGAGAATCCGATTGTATACGAACATATCCTTCGCGAAGATAAGACGGCTCGACTTGTTCTGAACCCATATCTTAAGAATGACCCAACTTTGAATCACCTTTCAAATATTGAATGTCCCAATGAATCGTGCCCTTCTCGCGCAAAATCTGTAAAGTCAGATGTTGTAGCAATTAAAATTAATGAAAAGAACCTAGTATGGATGTATCAGTGCACGCATTGTGATACTACATGGAAGCAATCTTCTTGCGTTCATTA